GCATCTGCTATCTGTGTACTGACCAACTGTCCAGTGACTTTGGCAGCACTAACAGCTGCCACTTGGGCATCAGTCAACTGTCCAGTGACTTGTGAAGCTGCAATTGATGCAATCTGCGCAGCTGTCAACTGTCCACTGATATCAGTGCTGGCGACACTCGCAACGTAAGCAGTTCCGTTCCAACGGTAAAGTTTGCCATTCCAAAATATGGTGGAAGTTTGTTTCGTTGTTGGGAGGCTCGCACCAGACCAGATTGTTACTGGCTCGATACTTGCAGCGAACTTTGCTGTGGTGATAGTTGCATCAGCAATCTTATCAGCAGTTACAGAAGCTGTTTCTAGGTCTCCGTTTATGACCTTTCTTGGGGTTGCTGTGACTGATGCACTTGGCAGAGAAGTATTGTTGGTGGGGGAGTGTATGACAGTCTTTAGCCAATAGAAGACTGGGACACCAGCTGCAACAGGTTCATGTAGATACCAGTTATCTGTTGTTGTGCCAATTTTAGTTGCTGCATTTATGTTGTTGGAACCAGCTGCCCAGACTTCTATGTACTTGAAGTCAGACAAGACAGGGTTCGTCCAGTTTAGGGTGACGCTGTACACCCCAGCTGCTGCCACAACATTTGTTGGAGCCTGTGGTATGAGCGTGTTGCCTTGAATGTTGGTAGAAGTTACAGTAGTCCAAGCAGACTTCAACGAGGTGTAGGAGACACAACGTGCTCTGAACGAATAGGTCATACCTACCTGCAGTTCATTTACCTCTACCCCACCATCCCCAGAGAAGCCCAAGGCGAACCAATCACCTCCGTCTTCTGACTTCATCTGGTACTCAATCAAACGCACACGTGAATCATTGGGAGAAGTGGCACTCAACATCCCCTTGGTTGTTGATTGTGCACCCTCATTCTTTGACTGGTACTCAGCAAACACCAGTTGTGTCGGTTTTGGCAACTCACCAGTGGGCAGAGCGGTGTATGGCTCCACAGGTAAGTTGACATTTTCGTCAATACGTGCAAACTTAGTTGAGTCGTGCTGCAATGCAGTCACAGCATAAATGTTTGGTGATTCTTCGTTGACAGAGATGACTTTGAAGGGTCTTGGCTTTAGGTCAGTGGAAGCAATAACCCAAACAGCATTAGTCTTCGGAACGGTTGTCCATGCAGTGTTTAGTTGCAGAGTATCTCCAGACCAAGAAGTAATTGTGCGTTCATCAATGCTACCGTCTTCCAACGCAACCTTCAGTTTGTGTGTTTGTCCAGACACCAATTCTGGTGCTTTGTCCAACACAATAGAAGTTCCAGAGGCTGAACGAACACGACCACCCATACGTTTACCTGCGTAGGCAGGGTCAGCAACAGCGATAATCGCTCCAGGACGAATGTCTAGGTGGTCGAATGAAGCACGGTAGGTTACTGTTTCAACTTCGTTCTGCTCAGTGTCTAGGATATGTCTGCCGTGCCTATGTGCTTGACCTCGAGAAGTACATCCGTAGGATACAACGTCGATTTGCCTCCACCCGTACTTTTGGATACCCACAGGGTCTTCTACAATTTCAACGGCTGTTCGGTATTCGTCGTCAGGGTCATTCCAAGTTACTAGTGCTACTGTGTGTCTGGCTTTTAATCCAGTGCCAGAATACTCGAAGTTACCGCCAATTACGTTGGCAGGGGTGACTAACTTGACAGGGTCTGCAGGTGCGTCTTGTGCTATGGTGATTGTGCCAGATGACCAATACGTCATACTCCTGAATGCAGAAGCAATGGCATTCACCACACGGTATGCTTCTTCTTGAGTCGCAATTACAGTGTTGAATGTGAAGCGTGGTTCTTGCCCACCCTTGCCGTTGTCCACAAGTTCATCACAATACTTACCAGCCTCATACAACGCCCACTTATCTACCTGAGAACTTTGAATCTGTTCACCCAAGCCGTATCTAGTGTTGGTTAGAATATCATACAGAACCCACGCAGGGTTGTCTGATACAACATTCTTGAATGTTCCATTCCACAACCCAGAGTAAGCACGGGTCACTGGGTCATAGTTTGTTGGCACTTTGATAATCTTACCAGCAACTTCATACGACCTTGCTGGGATATTCGTACCATATGTTGAAGCGTCTAATTCTATACCAATCAATGCCATATCTGGGTATGACAGTTTTACGTCTGTCAGTAAAGTCATTGACGACCAGTATAGAGTGTCGGACACTTGTGTGTTTGTTGAATCAGGAGTAACACGGGTCACTCTTATCTGGTACGAAGTCCCACCAGCAGGTAAGTTGATTCTATATTGAGTTTCGTACGCAGCCGTTGTCTTCCCAGACAGTGTTGTGTTCAGCACCTCTGTAAAAACACCGTTGTCTTTCTTGACTTCAATCTTGAACTGAACGGATACCCCGTGTCTGTCTCCGTTATCTTCTACCTTTAGGGCAGAAGGCATTTGCAGTTTAATGCGCACAGCGTCAATGTTGCTGTCAGAGATTGTTCTAGTTAGTCCAATTCCGGAAGACAACTTAATGCCCACACCAACTTCACGTTCAGTACCAGTGAACCCTGCAATGTGGTCTTGGGTTGGTGTGCCTTTTCTCTCTTCGATGCGAAGCCCACCGAAGTTCATTGACCCGTCTGGGTTTTGTACTGGTGTTCCATCCAAGAAGACAGATTGCAATCCATTCAGCAATCCACCAATCTCACCTTCTCCAAGTAAGTCCACCAATCGTGCGATGGACTTACTTCGGAGTGTGTTTGGGTCATCTACGGGAGTATGTTGTGAACCACCACCCTTTGAACCACGCAACTTTTTAATATCTGTCATGAATGCACCTAAACCGCAATTTGTTCAACACTAAGCCCTGCAGATATGACCACAGAACCAGTTCTGATTTTTGTGCCATATATCAATGGCACAGCACCACCCTGTTCAACAGTATTGGCTGCGCCATTAAACAGGAACGATTGTTTCTCATCCTTTTCACGACTCCCATAATCACCAACATTAGGAGTTGGAGCCAACATCTGTGCGATACCACCAACTGCAATCGCCAAGCCATACATTGCAACTGAGGTCATACTAACACCCATAACAGATACAGCACCCATTGCTGCAAGTGAAGCACCTGCGGTAAAGAAGGCAGCAGCAATAATCAGCACACCAATAATAACTTTACCTACACCACTGTTCTTAGAACCTTCCAGCACAGGAGTTATGCGTACTTCTTTGGTATTGCCCAAGGTTACGCCAAGCATCTCTGCTCCAATGTCTAGAGAGCCTCTAGAGATGAAGAATGAACCTGACTCAATATCTTCCTTCAACCCCTTGAGTTGCATTGAAAGAGCACGCACTGCTTCTGGTATAGTGTCTACTTCCAGTTCAAATTGTGTTCCATACTTTGCACCAAGTGCACCGTCCAAGTAGATTGTCCTAATCATCCCATATACCTCAACCAGTGTGTTATGTATTGCTGCCACCGTGTTATTGGTTCTCTGGCAGAGAGTTTTGACATATCCACAGGTAACGTACTGGTGGTGTGGTGGATAATCAACCCATTACCCAAGTACACACCACCGTGATTCGGTACTGGGGAACGTATCTGTGAAAGGAACACGTCACCTTCTTGAATTTCGCTTTCGTCGATGACCTTGAATCCAGCTTTGCCGAATCCGTCCACGTAGAGACTTTTGCCCTTGTTCCAGAATTCCCATTCTCTTGGGAATTCTGGGAGTTCAATTCCCTTTTCGTCGTGGTAATAGTCCCTGATTATTGAATAACAGTCAGTCACACCGAACCTAAACCCACGTCCAACCAACGGCTCACGTTGTTCTGTACCGAACCAGAAGAGGTCTGCACATTCTTCACCGTTGCAAACTGCAATAGCCCAAGGGACATTGGAAGCAACTTGGTGTTCCATGTCGCTTAGACTTGGGAACTCTTGTCCGTCTGGGTGAGAATGTATGACTGCCAGTAAGCCTTCACGCTGCGCTTCTATCGTGTCTTCTCTTGACACTGCAAAGTCTTCTTCTGGGTTTGGGGCAACATTGGGTACTTGCCTAAGTCCACTTTTAGTGAGTAAAAATACAGCCTCCTGTGGGTATGAAGCCACAAATGCCTTCTTAATCTCGAATACTTGTTCATTGGTCAGCATCATCTTATCCTTGCCATTCCTGGACAGCCTGTAAACGGGAGTACTGCACCTTCACCGAAGCGAAGTTTGCAATCTGACAGTTTCTTACCACAGGAATCTTTGTCTATCGTAGTTGCATTTCCAAACTTATCGAAGTAACTGGAACCAACGTAAGGGCATGTCACCTTATTGTAGTCGAAAGTCCCAGTGCTTGCAAAGAATATCCTGTATCTATGTGTACAAGCATCCCTCAATGTTTGTCTTTTTGGAAGTTTGACACCTTCTTGGTCTATGGCTGCAGACAATTCCCACTGAACGTAGGTCTTGTTCTGAGCAACCTTGCGTTCAATAGTGTACACATCTAATGGGAATAGTGCGTCTGGGTCAGGGGTTGCACCGTCATCCAAGAATTGCTTGAATGTCCTAATTCTGGTGACAACACCACCGATGAGGTCACCATACTCAGCAATCGCTGAAGACACAATGTTCTCAACATTGGATATTTTTAGAGTTGGTGTGGGTAAAGTTCCTGTGCCATTCCACTCAAAGCCATCTGCCTCAACAGGTACTGGGAAGAACTCAGCACCGCCCAGCTTGACAGTATGACTGTCAAGCGGTGCTGGGGTAAACCTGTAGATTGTCCCACCGATATTTGTCAAGTCAACAATAAACAGTTGCACCAAGTCACCTGCTTCTGGTTGTTGGCTAAGGGACTGAATTGTATCTGTCATAGGTCAAATTCCTCAACGAATGTTGCACTCAGCGTGGATATTCCGAACCCAGCTGGCTTGCTTTTCCAAGTCTTGCACGACCACTTGGCAGCAATAGTTGAATTTGGTGGAGTCCAAAAGAATGACTTGTAACCACCCTGACCCTTGAGGAATGTCTCAAGTTCCACAATTGAGGCGTTGGGGTAATTCTCCCAACTTACCTCCCACGTTCTACGGACATTATTCAAGCCGTCCCCAGCCCGTTGGGTGTAGCCATCCCCAAAGTCTGCCTGAAGTACCTTGGCTTCACTGGACACGTCAGAACCGTATGAGACAGGGTAATTGGGTAAGGTTGGTGTTGCCATTACATCTTGCTCCCAGCGTTAAGCATGCCCATAGGACGTTGTTGTTTTCTCACGAATTCAGCCATTGCTTGTTCCAGTTGACGGTTGACTTCTTTGCCAATATTGTCGCCAGTTTTCTGACTGTCTTCACCCTTCTTGCTCTCCACATTCACAACAACAGAAGGTGAGAACACATTTTGTGAAGAACCTCCACCATGCGCCCCAGTCAGTTCTACGCCCAATCTACCAGACTTAGTTCTACGTAAAGGCATGATTGCCTCAGCACCTGCCTCACCCATAAGTCCAACACGACCACCCGACATGCCGAACATAGTCGGGCTTGACACCACACCACCGTTTGCAAAGGCAGTTACTTCTGAACCGCCACTAAATGCTCCACCGTTGGCAAAACCACCGCCAAACATGGCTGTCGTAGCCTTGATTATAGCCTGTGTAATCAAGTACTTCATCAACATCCGTGCAAGGTCAGAAAGGATTGAACTAACAAGTCCCTTGAAGTCTGCCTTACCTGTCAACACAAATTCTGCCATGGCATCACCCATCTTGCCGAAGGCACTTTCGGTGAAAGAAGCCATCTCAGTAGCCAAGTCTTTGGAAGACTTGTGCATGCGTAAGAACCCAGCCTCAACTCCAGCCATCAACCCACCTTGTGAAAGCAAGAATTCCGCACGAATCTTGCTAAAGGATGTTGCATATTCTTCATTTGTGATGGAACCATTCTTCAGCAGAGCATCGAGTGCTTGTTGCTTGGTCATGTAGTCATTTTCATAGCCACGAATCTCGTTGTACATCTGCCCAATAGCAGAAGCAACACCCTTGGCAGTATCTTGGGCAGTTTTGTGCAGACTAATCAACCCAGCTTCAATGCCGTTCTCAATTCCGCCCTTAGCCAACAGATATTCAACACGAATCTTATCAAACGCAGCTGCATACTGTTCATTTGTTATAGAACCCTCTTTCAACAGTTCGTTTAGTGCTTGCTGCTTCATGTTGTAGTCTGTTTGATACCCAGTAATTTCCTTGAGCAGCTGGGCTTTCAACTTCATTGCTTCAGTTTCTTCTGGCTTTTTATCTTCACCGTCAGCACCACCACCCTTACCGCCTTTACCGTCAGCACCACCTGCAGCATCCCCAAGTTCCTGAACAGCTGTTTTGGGCACTGTGGGCTTGGCAGCTGCAGCAGCACGTCTTTTCTCAGAAGCTGCTCTAGCCTTAGCCATGACATCATTAGTAAAGTCCCCAACGTAGTCTTCTTTCATGGCTCCAATGAAGTTAGCCTTTATTTCCCTACCTAACGCACGACCAGCACCTGCGTACGAGTTGCTCACCCTGCCTAGAGCAACTGCACTTACCTCTGGTACAAAGGCAGCATCACCACCAAGTGCTGCGTTTACTGAATTCATCATGCCAATGATTCTGTTGACACCAGCAACTGATTTATTTATTAAGCCTTCAAGCAGTCCAATAGCACCGTTGACGGCACTAAGGACAAAGTCCACGAAAGCAGCTGGGAAGCCTCTCCACACGGAGAGAATGCTGTTGAAGGCAAACACCCAGAAGCCAATTTGAGCGTTAATGGTGTTCTTTGCGAAGTTTGCAACAGCTGACAACACAGAACCAGCATTCTGTCCAAAAGCAGCAAACAGTTCACTAACGAATGCTGTTGCTGTGTCCCAAGCCTCACCCATGTAGTTAGTGACTACCTCGATACCTCCAGCCATCATCTCCCAAACAGCAGTACCAACATCCCCAAGTGACACCAAGCCATCTGCGGTCACAGATATTTCATCACGCCACATAACAAGTGCAGTAATACCAGCAGTGATTGCAACCAGAAGTGCGCCCAACGGGTTGGAAGCAATGGCAGCAGTAAGAGTCCAAACAGCACCAGTAGCCAGTGACAGTGCACCCGTCAGACCAACACCAATCAATGCGATTATTTCTGGGGCAAATGCCACCAGCAAAGCAGCACCAAGGACTGCTGCTGCTTTCGCAATGTTGTCGAAGTTGTCAGCAATGAACTTAGCAGCAGGTGCTAAAATGTTCATGATTGAGTCACCAATATCAATCATTGCGGTCTTCACGACTGCTGCAAGACGATTCATCTGAAAATCACCAGATTCAGTAATCTTGCGGAAGGCTTCTTCAGTTGCACCACCCTTTTCTTTCATCATTTCTAGCGTTTTGGCAAAATCTTCACCTGCGTTTCCTGCCAATGCCAAGACTGGTACCAATGCCTCAACCCCACCGAACAAGACAGCCATCTTGTCCATAGAACCGCCAGTCTTTTCAGTCAGGTCTTTCAAGAACCCAGTGAATCCCTTTGCCTTGACACCAGCTGAATTGAATTCTAAGCCCAAAGACTTAGCCATGTCCGCAGCCTCTTTACTGGGCTTGGCAACAGCTGCAAGAATAGCCCTCATCCCAGTGACTGCCTCACTCGTAGAGATACCACCATTAGTTAGTGCAGCGATTGATGAGTTCAGTTCGTCTAGACTCACACCCATTGTTGCTGCTAGAGGAGCAACCTTACCTAATGAAGAAGCAAGTTCGTTGATGGAAGTTTTACCTGCCTTGGCTGCAATAAACATAGAATCCGAGACTTCAGTGGCTGAACCGACAGCATCACCGTATGCACCCATGACGGAAGTCAAGCCATCAGCAGCAACGAATACATCAGTCACACCACCAACTGCCAGTTTGTTTGCAGCCTCAAGTGTTTTCATGGCATCTGCAGCGTCTGTTGCACCAGCTGACAGCACTTGGTACATGGCTTCTGCTTGTTTTGTTGGGTCAGAACCAAAGGCTACTGCCTGTTCTTTAATAGACTTTGTCAGTTTGTCCAGCTGTCCTGGAGTATCGTCCAACAGCGTGTTTACGTTGGCAACTGCCTTACCAAATTCACGTGAGGCAGTTGTTGCTTCACGAATAAGTTGAGATATTGCAAACCCAGAAGCCAAGCCCAACAAACTTTTCTTCAGTAGTCCGACAGCACGGTCACTAGACATAGCCTCCTGAGCCATCTCACGCAAGTTACGTGTAACTACTCTGGAGCCATCTTCCCGTATGCGGATGTCAATATTTTCAGTTGTCATTTAGCACCCTGATGTTTCTGACAGCCTCAACCCCAGCTTGGATAGCCTGTTCCACATACCCAGCAGGTGCTTGGGCAGAATGTCCGTTGTTCAGGGGTTCAATGTATGGGAGGTTGTTTGTGATGTGGATTGCAGTATTTGCTCTGCAATCATATGTTTTGATTGTTGCTTTAGCTGCGTCTATCGAGGGCTGAGTTGCAGCCTCACCAACTCCAGCAGGTTCCACTGTGTCGTTGGTTGGGCTGTCTAATTGCACTAACCAGTTGGAACGTGCTCTGCCAGTATCCACTGGAGTAGCAAGGACAACTGTTTGGTCAACGGCAATCGCTACTTCGTGCATTCCACGGTTAATGTTACCAACAACATCAATTGCTGCAATACGCCTAGAAAATTCAGCCAGAGTGCTCACTCTTATGCTCCTCTTTGTATTCTAAGAACGCATCGTCCATCGAACGTATTAAGTAATTTAACTCGTCGAAGTCATCCCCAACAATTCCGTATCTGTTTGCATATTCATGTATGGCAGTCCAAGGTATTTGTCCAATTGAAAAGCCAACATTCCTACAAGTTCCGAGTTCTTGGAACGCTTCGAACACCCAAGCATTCCACGGATATAATTCTGGTGCTTCCTGTATCGCATCTGGAAGAGGTTGCTTACGTTTGAAGCAAGCCTCTATCAGAGCAGTTTCTACTTCCCCGTGCTCCAGGAAGTACAAAAGCACGTCAATTAGTTTTTTGCGTCGAGTTCCGTCTCTTCAGACTTAAACAACACAGCACGTTGCGCCTGTTCACGGATGTCTGCGTACAGGTCAGGTAAGTCGGAGAACAATTGGATACACGCTTCTTTAGTGAATGCTACAGCCTGACCATCTTTTCCAGGAATCTTACCCTCACCATAAGCCGTTGAAGCCCAACCAAGAACCACTTGCTCAGCGTATGCTTCTTTCATCAACTTGTCAGCAACGGCTTCGTCCATGGTGTCTGTTTGCATAGCACGACGATATGGCTTCAACTTCAATTCAAGAGCCTTGGCAAATGACTTGTTGGAGCCACCAGCACGTGCAATGCGAATGCTAAAGCCACCGTAGTCTAATACAATACCCTTCTTCTCCATGTTCTGGTCAGTGCCGAACAAGGCGTATGGACTTTGTGCAGCAACTTCTGCTGTATCTGGTTTTTGGTCTTTCATGTGTTTCTCCTATTGTTCTGCCACCGTTGGCAAATACGCATAATTCATCACCAACATTGTGTGATGAAGTGTTGGGTGCTCAGCACCTTCAGCAGATAATGGCAGTTGAACCGCTTGGTCTTTTTCAACCTTACGACGACCATCACCCAATACTACGTAGGGCACATCAAACAACCAACCTGTGTTGTTCTTAGCCACCCCAAAATCCAACGACACCGCTGAATTGTTTTTAACTGCGTTTGCTGCGTCTGCGGACGTGTAGAAAGCAGTCACGTTACCAGACGCCACAAAGTCACCCACAGAGACATCCATCGCACCCAGAACTCCCACCGCTTTTGTCGCTTGAGCGTTGTTGTTGACACTAAGTTTAAGTTCAGTCACATAAGTGAACAATGTTTGTTTGGTATCTTCCTTGACTAAACGTAAACGGGTCATGTCGCTTGAACTGTTGAAGGCGTCCTTCGCAACCAACGCAGGACGTGTGCCTGTTTTTGCTGCAATGGTAGTTTCAACAGACGAACCCAAAAAGCCCAAGTCAACGGTAAGTTTTTCCGCAGTACTTACGTTTATTTCCATGCTATTTGGCACACAACCAGCTACATATTCGTAATCAGTGGCACCAAAACTACGTTCAAACTGATACGAGGTACGCTTAATCAATGCTGGGTCAGATTCATTCTTGACAACATCACCGATGAATACTTGGATTGTGGCACCAGTACCAGCGTCTGCAACGGCAGTAGAAGGCACACGGTCAAAAACAATCTTATTGGCTGCAATTGTCTGCACACGATAGAATCCATTGTTTGAAGTTGCCGTGAATGCAGTTCCTGCAGCATCACCACCGACCCACACCCATTCTCCTGGAATCAAGCCCAAGGTGGTAAGGTTCAGTGTTGTCGAATTCAAGGCAACAATACCACTCGTCACGGTGATATTTAAGTCGCCAGCACCTGCCTGAACACCAACCTTTTGCACAGTACCTGCTGTTGCTTCTGCAGTGACACCAGCTACTGTTAGTGCTGTGGTGGTTTTTGCCGTTACCAACTTCAAGCCATTGTTTTCAGGGAGCGTGAATCCAGAAGCGAACACCAAGTCTCCCACGTTGAACGTAGCAACTGCAGTTGTGCCAACTGTATAGCCACCAGCAATAACTGCGGTCACTGCAGCAGTGGTCTTATTTCGCCACGCAGCGAACAAGAAGCCGTCCATCATGGTGCGTAGGCTGTTTCCTGTGAAGTCTGTCTGGTAGTTAACAGAAGCGTCCATGTCCGTGACAGCACCTTTTTGTCGCTGACGTGATGGGTTGATGGCGTTTCGTGCGGTTGTCTTGTATTGTGCACCGAAGTCACCGTATGAATTCGGTTCGAGTGGAGTCCAAACAACACCAGTTGCAGGTAACTGCTTCAAGCATTCTTCAGTTGCTACACGTAATCCTGTGATATTGCTATCGATTTTATTCGTTGGGCAAGTTGCCATGATACTCTCCTATTTCAATTCGTCGTATTCAAACTCCGCAATGACATTGACCTGATACCATGACCCATTTGCGCCAACTTCGTTTGACCGTACATTTCTAAACCAAACACCACTTGGTGTTGTTTGACCTTCGAATGCGTCAACGCATATTTTAGTCAGTTTATCTGACAATACCAATCCGTTTCCAGTTTTTGTGAACACCTGCACGAACACCAAGCCCTTGCGGTTCCAACGTACACATTCACCACCCATGGTGGATTGTCCAGCTAAATTGTGCTTAACAGTAACTCTAAGGTAAGAATCAGCACCATTATCTGGGACAGAGCCACCTTGGTCATCGTAAAGCACCAAAATTGAATTATACTCTGATGCAGCCACTTTTGACTGTAAAATTGTGAGCATTTCATCACGTGCAAGTTCTCTGGTAAGGCTCATCGCTGCACCTCCAACTTCCACAAAATCTTAACATTTCCAGGACGTAAAAGTTCTGCCGACAATATTCTCCACGAGGAATTATCATCATCCTTTATACGCAAAAGGTCTTCTGGTGGTAACGTATCATCAATTGACTTTGCTGCTACCAAGAACACCTTACTACCCCTTGCAATCAGCTGGGCTGATTCAGCTGGAGTTATGTAGCCAAATGAACCGTCTGATGGGTCAACCATAACACCACGAATTGTAGATTCAACTTCAGCAGCAGACGTTCTCCACGGTTTTGTTGGGTCAGGGGAAGCACTCCCCTTAGTCACCAAAACGACGCTCCTGCCGTGTTTCTCTATTAGCCTAGAGGCTGTGTTCGCTAGTGTTGTGTGACTCATCTCAGAACCCTCGACACAAACCCACGTAAAAGTCTTTCAATGTGTGGGTCTGCAGCTGGGATGACGGGGTATACGGTTGAAGCGACAAGCCCAGAGGACTGTTGTGCTTCTACTGCGTACTTAGTTGTCTCAGTAATTGGACCAACTTTCTCTGACTTCTCTGAGACTGGGATGTTTCCAGACTCCACAACACCCAACAACACACCACCACTCTGAACAAATGAGGCATACTCAGCAGCTGCAATCTTTAGTTGTTTGGGTATTCCTGTCACTTGAGTTCGTGGGAACGCCAATGCTTGTGTATCTTTCAGCGGTTCACCAACAAACTGGTCACCCCAACGGGTGTCGATGTAGTCAGTAGCCTGAATCAGGTGTACTTCTTCTACGACAGGACGCCCACGGAGGGTGAGGTAGTCATTGGCTGCAGAGAGTGATGTGTATGAGTTGGCATTCACCAACCCAGTTCCATCTTCAAGAACCAGTGCCATTAGACTGCTCCTTTTCCTGCTGTTGCTTCAAGCGTGACTGCTCAACCCTACGTTTACGTGACTGACTGCGTAGGTAGGCAGCAACTCTTTGTGCGTGGGTTAAGTTAGCCATGATATCATACTCGAGCAGGTGGGCGTTGTGTACCTAATGTAGGCTTACGTGCCATTGACTGGTCAAGAGCAGATACCCCAGCACCAACTGCGGACGGGTTTAGTCCTGCTTCCCGCAAAGCATTTACGTGTTGTGCACGTGCTTCCCGTTGGGCTTGTTGTGACGCTTGGAACTGTGCAATTGCTTCAGCCTGAGAAAGTGGAGGGAACTCTGCGTTACGCTTTTCAACCAATGCAGTGTGTTCCTTTTCAGCCTTTTCAAGAGCAATGGTTGCATCTTCCTTGGCTTGTCGAGCAGCATCAACAGCCTTTGTTGCTGCATCAATTACAGCTTCCAGCTGTTCCTGTTCTGTAAGTTCACCTTCGTCAGGTTTGTCACCTTCGTCAGGTTTGTCACCTTCGTCAGGTTTGTCACCCAATTCACGAACCAAGTTCGGTGCCACTTTGGTGATTTGCTCACGAGTAACTTCAGGCAGTTCTGCCAACTTAGCCACAACTTCGAGTAATGGCAAGCCATCATCTGTCCATTGTGTGTCGTCTTTGTGGTCTAACAAACCCAAAGCTGCGACAATTTGTTTTTCTACTTTAGTCATGTTCATCTCCAGTAGGTTCTTGGGAAGAAGCCCAGAGGGTTAGTCTGGGCTTACGGCAGTCTATCAAGACTCACGAGTGATGAGACGTGCAACACGAATCATCTTACGTTCGCCATAGACACGACGCCAGCTGTCTGCATGAGCCAAGTTACCTGCTGTCGCAGTGTTATTTGGTCCACCTGCTGCAGCCGTACCAACGAAGGCATGACCAACAGGGTGCAACGCCCACTCAACACGGTTGTGGAGAATGTCTTGACCACCACCGTCACCAGCAGCTGCCTTACGTTCAACTTCCGTTGGAACTTTAGCCTGACCTAAGCCAAAACGTGCAACATTGCTACCAAGAATCCAAGAGTGGAACACACCACTTGAAGTTTGGGCAGCACCACGTCCTGCGGGGTTGGGCAAACCGTCATCAACAATCACACGACGACCTAAGAAAGTTGGGATGTTGACCTGACCAGTAGCATCTGGAATGAAGTCAATCAGGTTGTTCTTCTGCATACGGTTGTACACGATAGAGTGAACCATGATTGCTGTCAATTGTTCCATGCTGTCACCCATTGTTACTGCTGCATCCAAGAAGGCTTCTGCAGTAAAGTTGGTGACACCAGCACTGAACGCTGAACCAGCCACGTTCAAGGTCATGTCGTTTTGGGCATGCTTGTCTGCACCAGTTGGAGCAGCAGCATTATCCGCAAACACACCCTGCATCGTAGCAACATACGCTGCTTGGAGGCGACGTGCCCAGTACTCGGACACACGTGAGGCAATCGCTTGCATTGGGTCAGCACCAGCCAAGGCTGACGCCAAGTCCATGCTTGACCAAGACTTGTTACGGCTCAAACGCACTGCCACTTCAAGACTGGTTTGGATTTTTGAAGGTGTTGAGTTAGAGCCGTCATTGTCCGTGCTCACGTTTTCATCTTCATTGTCCAAGTCATTGAATGAAGGGGCATTGAATGTCAAGCCACCACCAGCCAAGTTACTGTCCATTGAAGGGTCACGTGTCAAGACACCTGCCTGAATCAACGCTGATTTTTCTTGTGTGAGTTGTTGGGTATAAGGTGTAAACACCTCAGGAACAATCACGTCTGCAATTTTAGTAGTCGCCATGATGATATTCTCCTATCGTTGGCATAAGTTCAAAGAATTTTGATACCCTGCCCCATGGCGAGTTCTTGCTTGGGTGACAACCATAGGTTCATCCTCCAGTTGTCTATTTTACAACAAAGCGAGGCATTATACCTTACTTTTGTGCCATGGGTTGAGTAGAACCTAATTCCACACCTGCGGATTGTGCTGCAGCCTTAGCCTTTTCAACACCGTGTTGACGCACATATTCGCCTTGCTTAGTTAAGTTCCAGTTGTCTTTAGCCCAAGGGTTTGCACCAGCACCCTGACCTTCGTTACCACGTGCACCAGCACCTTGGCTAACAGCCCACCAATGAGGACGGTTGTTCTTTTGGTCAGAGAGCCATGTTTCTGCAGGCAAGCCATCTTTGGTAACGATAGCACCGTCTGCTGCCACTTCAAATGTACGTTCACCCAGCAAAAGGATGTCTTCTACAGCGGTTGGGGTAACACCAGCCTTGGTTGCTGCAGCACGAAGCGCATCATGCACTTTGGTTGTGGTGATTGTTTGTTGCAATTGTTCGTTAGACTTGGTCAGTTCTTCAAGTTTCGACTTGGCTTGGTCACGTTCACGCTCAACTGGAGCCAATTTACGCTTCACTTGGGCTTGCACCAATTCATCAATCTTGGCTTGGTCAACACCCTTGCCTTCACCACCTGCGTCCTTCAACGCACGTAACTCTTCCAATTCGTCCAAGTCATCGTGAATCTTTTCAGCGTCAACATTGGCAAACTTTGCCAAGCGTTCCTTAGTTTCTTTGTGGTCACTGCGTTCCTTGCGAAGTGACTCTTGCAAACGTGCAATGTCAGCATCAGTCTTAACGCCTTCAATACCAGTGAGTACGAATTCACCATCTTGTTCTTCAAATAGGCTTTCAAACCCTGCTGGAATTTCTGCCTTCGTTGCGTATTTGCTTTTCAACTTCATGTCTTTTCTCCATAGAAAGTTAGTCACACATTGTGACAATCATATTTTACTGCTTTAGTCAGTTTACTAAATCATATATTTGTTTCAGGTCTGCAACCTTGATAATTCTGCCAGAACCGTCTGTGAATTTGTCCAACGAGACTTTGCCCGTCTTCCACAGTTCATACCTTGTACTACCCAACACCTCACGTTGGAACGACTCTGTTTGACGCTGCAGGAACTCTCCGTAGTTCGTTGAGGCAGGTGTTCTGCCAATTAGTTCACGAACCCTCGAACCTGCATAGTCGTCGAACTTACCCTTGTGTCCCTTGGGCAGTGAATCACGGGACTTGGCTTCAGTGCCGTACTTAGCATTGTATTCATCGAGCAACATACGTTCAGTATACGGCTTCATTGGGCGCATGCCAATAGGCAATCCATTGCTTAGTATGGCAACTCGCAAAGAACGGCAAGCGAAGTGCAGTGGTGGTATTCTACCTTCCCCACGTCTGTACTTCTTACCGTCTTCAGCCATGCAAGTGAGCGTAGTACGTGAATCCAAAGTAGCAACGAACAACTCCCACTCATATAGGTCTGGGTTGGCTGCATAGGTCAATTGCTTTGCTTGGTTGGAGAAGTGGTTCACAGCTGTTCGCACAACGGACTCAACGTTCTTGCGGGTCATCTCCACAGCAGCATCCTTCTTGCCCAAGGAGATTGTTCCAAACACTGCCCTTGCTGTTTGTTGTGGTGTGCTGCCCTGAACCATGGCAATACGAATTGTTTGTAGTATTCGGTCAGAGTCAGCAGCCTTTAGCCCAGCAGCCCATTCCTTCAACACCCTACCTTCAAACGGGTTCGTGGACACCAAGGCGTGCAGCAGTGGTGTAGCTGGGACAACCGTCTCCAGCACCACAGGCATCACTGAGTTAGCAGTACCTGCGACAAACTGTGCTTCAGCAACGGTCAAGTCTTTCAACTCATCGTTCAAGCCAGCAATCGCAGAGTCAAATGCCTTACCACGGGTGCTTTCAATCAATTCCTTGAGAGCCTGTAACCTGCGTTCTGTTATGGTGTCACCAAACGAACGACCAACCAACTGCGACATGCGTTTCTCAATCTCTTCACGCAGTTTTGGTTCTGTTGCGTCAAGCAGTTCTATGATTCGTTGCTTCATAGAAGCAGACAAACGACTCAACCCTATTTGGTGTCGAATCATTGCGTCGAGGTACTTGTCATTAGCACTTTGAGTAATGTTAGCATCTGTGTCAACAACTGACTCTTTTACAATGCCAAGTTCCTTGAATGACTTCTTCGTCAATAATTTTACGGAGCGTTCGTCTGTTATATCAAGACTACCCTTCCAGTCAGTTCTGTAAAGCCATTCTTTGTACTCTCTAAACTCTTCAGAGGTTACGAATTCCTTGAATTCAGAAGGGTTCAATCTATCTACCCTAGCCAGTAAGTTCTTTGGGCAATTTTTATTTTGCCTCAGGATGTTGGACAATACCTCAACAGGGTTGCCATCTGGGACATATCCCTTGCGGAGCCACACGTATGCACCGTCTGTGATGTTTGCAACTACCTTAATTGCAGTACCGCCAATCTTGTGAAGTGCCTTCACTCCGTACTCGTTCACTAAGTTTGACAACCCAGCGTTCTTAGAACCAGAGCCAATTTCCAACAAGGAATTCTTTAGATAAGACTTCTCAGGTTCATTGCCGTCTATTGTTAATATTCTCCTTACAGTTAGATTCTTGTTCTCTTTGTCTGTGGAATTAGACGCCACTATTCTAACAAACACATCATTCGTACCAACCCCAAGGGGGTTGTTGAAGGAGACGAGCACATCATCAAACCCAAGGGATTCTATCTGACTCGCGAGCTCAGTGTACAGAGACACAATTTCCTCTGCCTTTTGTTTCAGGTCAAACCGCACAGGGGTGAGTGGGGATATGGTGATTGGCATCAGTCATCCTCCCCTGTACTCACTACCTTAGTTCCGATGAGAGAAAAACCCTCTGTGGACTTCTTGTCAGTCAGTGCCTGTTCTATCTCCGAGAAGTGGGATTCAATCTTACTCTCCAACTCCACCCATTCCTTAGAGCCTTCCTTTACGGTTATGTTCATGGTTGTGCTCATGGTTGTGTGCTGTCTGGTGTGTTCGATACAAGAGGAGCCTCAGCCTCAATCTCTGCCAATTCTTCCTCATAGGTCAGTGTGGTCAAGTCACGCTTCATCAACAACCTGTGGATCGAAGGGATACTGAGAGGAGCACCCATCTGTTTGGCCTGCATAAACGCCAACAACTCTTGACCAACTAATGTTTCCGAAGCAAAGTCTGTGTTGGCTTCAACAATAACCTCTTCAGGATTTGCACCAACCCACACCGCTAACTTTCTAAGCATATCTTGTAAGGCAGCTGCACCTGTCTGCGCTATCTGAGTTAGGTTGGCTGTTTGCGCAGCAACACGGGTCTTTAGTGCTTCCCCAGATTGTTGAGAGGTTCCTGAATCACCAGTATCGACCAATTGGCTAGACATGGTGGAGGCATGGCGTTTGTCGTTTTCAAGTGCCATACGTTGCTCTGACAAGCCACTGGAGTTCACACCGATGAACTTAGCATCTGAATCCTTGGGTAACTCCAGCACTGCACCAGCCCCAACACGTCTTGTACCGTCCTTAGATTCACGGGTGTTGGTAATGACCAGCGTCTCCTGACCTTGCATAAACAAGGTCTGGCGATAGTCAGCCTCACCACGGTAGATTGCCAAGGCTAAGTTCGACAAGCCCAGCAGGGGTGGTTGGTCTGGTTCTGGGTTCGTGTCCGCAGAGTTGATGAAGACGAACGGAATTTCTTCGAGGAAGTTAGAACCTATCTGAGGCTGTACTACCTCAGCACCTGCAATGTCGCCATTGTTCTTTACCACAGCAACTGTGTATACAGCCTTGGGAGCCAACTCAGTTCCAACCACCTGTTGGGCTACTGTTCCAGACATCAGCACTAAGTGGCGAGTTTCCTGCTTCCACTCGAAGTTGTCCAGTCGAACACTGCCTGATTCGTCAAGCACGACCAACCCAGTATCCCAGTTGATGATGTTGTCAGCGGTGTATGTCAGAATCTTGGGCACTGCCTTGTCCACGGTCACGCCAGAAGGTACTTCACCCAAGATACCGACACGCCCAAGCAGTAACTGCTGTTCATTAATCTTGCGCAACAGTCCTTGGAGAGAATCACCAGAGGGTGTGGCTGAGTCTCGCAATGACTCCAACTGTGCTGGCAGTTCAATGTGTGCAGGTTCACGGTGCATAATGCCAACCATGCCCTCAACTGCTTGTCGAACAAAGTCGTGGAACACAGCACGAGTCTTGTATGCGCTGTATGCTGCAGCACCAGCAGCACCTGCCTCCATACCGTCTTCACGCATACCTGCTGTTGGTGGAAGATATTCCTGCGCTGCTTCTTTGACAACACGTTCACCACCATAGGTGTCCTTCAGCTGTTTCCAGTCTGGTGCGTATCTGTCATACGAAGGGTGTTTACTGTTTACTGGCATGTCTGATTCTCCTTAGTACAAGCCAGTTGACTTACTGACTCTTGATACTCTACGTTCTTGACGGACACGGTAACGTGTTTCGTCTCCAATATGGTCTTCTGCTTCTGTGTCAACGTCATCCAAGTCTTTGTCGGAACGTGGTAAGGAAGGCACAGTTCGAGTCCACTGCTCACAGTTGTTGCATATGAACAGCCCTGCGTGTTCACGGGTACTTCCTGCAGGGCGTTGGACGCTGGCAAGGTACTTACGTATTTGTTCCCAACCTTGCTTCCTACTTCCAGGAGACTTGTCCGCACGTTCCCACAAGACGCCATCATACATCTTACCATCTATTCTGACATCCTGAGCCATGTCTTCTGCGATTGAGTTACCGTTCTCCTCATCGAAGATACTGGTGTCAGCTACTCCAGGAACTACCCTGTCATGGATACCCCACTGTAGTTCACGCTCCACAATACCACGTGCAACGTCCTTGGCAAGCATGCGCAAACCTTCGTTGGGCGAACCGCTCCAGCCGTACCACTCGTGTATCCTGAACAGGTCTCCACGGACGGTTGACATCACACGACCGTCTGGGAATTTGAGGTCAGTGCCGTCTGACTCTGCCCACCAACCCACTGAGAACGGCTTACTGCTGCCCCAGTCGAACGAACGGTCAATTGTCCAAGACTCAGGCACAACGAATTTTGGTACAACAACCTTGTTGCGTACTTCGTACCAGACGTCATCGAACATACCACCAGCCACAATGTCCCAAGAACCATTCAACCACGCTTCACGTTCGGCTGGGTTACGGGCTGCTGCACGAATACGACTGATGTAAGTGGGGTCAGCATTCAATAGTATGCGATTCTCACGCAAGTGTCCATGTACTGCAACTCTTGGTGGTTCCAGATGTCCGTCTTGGTCACGTGAGTCTGCGATTATCTTACCAATGATGTGTTTGGGTGGTACTGGCAGACGCCAGCGGTTCTTCACCCAGTTATGCCCAACCCCATACGGGTTAGTTGTAGCACGAATCTTGATTGGAATGCCCTTGCGAGTGGAACGAGAGCAGGAGAACATCGACTTGTAGCACTTGTCATCAGCCCAAGTTGTTAATTCCTCCCAGCCTATCCAAGGGTATGCGTGACCGTGATACGACCAATAGTCACTGGGCTTGGCAAACTGTCTGAAGAACAGCTTCTCACCGTCCTTGAATTCCCAGAAGGTCTTGGCTTCGTTGAAGAATGCGCCTTTGAAGATGAGTGGGAACCACTTCTTGGACTTGTCGATAACGTCCTGTAGTTCTGGGTATGTTTTACGGAACAGAATACCACGCCACTCTGCACCGAAGCCAGTGCCAACGTGCTGTGCGAAGTCCATCAGTAGCGTGTCAGTTTTTCCTGGACCACGTGTCCCTTCATACAGAGCCTCACCTATAGGGCATGTGAGGAACGCTTCCTGCGAACCTTTTTGTGGTGCCCAGACAGCACGAATGCGTGAACCTTCGTTGACATAGTATGCAACTAAGCCAGATTCCTCTTCAACCCATTCAATGCGTGCACCCTGCATCACTCGTCCTCATGTTCAGTAGGCAACTCACGTTCACCAAAATGTTCCTCTTCCCAGCTTGCAGGAGACGCTGCAGTGGACGGAATAACCAAAACCCCACCGCTAATGTTTGCGTCAATCGTAGAGCGTTCTCTGTACTCTGGGATGTGGCGTTTCAGCACAAGTTCCATTAACCTGTCGCTGAATACCTTCTCAGTGAGATAGTTTGGATTGCCCTCGTCGTCCATTGGCTTGCGTGGGTCAACGATAAGTTCACCCTTGAACAACACCAACTTCTCATGCCCACCGTAAGCACGTCGAATAGCCTCAGCTTCCAACTTATCACGGAAGCATGCCATAGCATCCTCAACAGCCTGTGCGAAGTCAGGGTCTGCTGCAATGTGGTTCATGACTGTGTTTTGACGCACACCAATAAAGCCACAAGCCACAGTGCGCATCCCAGTTTCTGCCAACCGTTGGCAATATAGCCTCTTGTTCTCAGGCGTCATCTTCGTACCGTTGATTGGTTTCGGTGTTACGTTGTCTTCTGTCGTCATGTAAGGACACCTTGTGATTCATGATTATCAATAACTGTAATTATATGACAGAAAGCCCAGAAGGTTTGTCCGTTTCTCTAGAACCTAGGTCACTGGTGCATGACCCAAGGTAAGGGCAAAATCGCCCCCTCTTTTATCCAAAACCACCAAAATTCAATCTGTCTTCACTGACTCAATTCTTTAGACAGAAGACAACAAGGTAAGACACCGCAAACCCTGTACTCAAAAGGCTTGACTTAAATACTTATCTCTCTTCATTAAGAGAGAGAGATATAGACTAGGAGCCGTTTTTCGCTGTTTTTGCTCTCTGCCTAGCAATTTTATTTTGGCTGAGTTAGTGAAGTTAGTGAAGACAGATTGACGTAAACCCTGTCGGGCACAGCGTTTTAGCTGTCTTACCTTGTTGTCTTCTGTTAGAAAAACTGAGTCAAAACTCAAAAATTGAAGACAGATAAATTGAGTCAGATTTTGCCCCGTTTTGGGCTATTTTCACGTGGCAGAACAACCAAAAGACAAGATTCACAACAAAAGTCCAACGCAAACCACAAATGAATACGGCTCCCAGATTGAGAGCCGTGTGTAAGAAAATGATTGTTTTAGGTATTTTGTCGTGGAACCAACGTGAACTTCCCGTCAAAACCCAGTCTGTATTTTGCGACAGGGTGCATCAACGGGTCACGAAGTTTCCCCCAAGCAACAATAAATGTGATGTTACCAAAGAATCTATACTCCGCAGCGGTAAGTCCAGTTTGTTCAACGAATTTCTTGAACTTTTCTACGTAGTCCGCACGAACACTAATTGAAGTTTGTGCACAGCCAGCACGTGCCTCAACTTCGCACATCTGTTTGAATGAGGTTTCGCAGATTGTCAGGCTGGGGTTTATTCCAGCAAGAACCATCAGGTATTCTTTAAGTTCGACTTTCATTTGATTCTCCTACTTCGTCAAGTAATTTACGCATACGTTCCAAAGTTCTCTTGTTGCTGATGTCCAGCCACTTTTGATATTCTTCAGGAGCCAAGGACATCCGTGCAACTTCCATGAATTCTTCCAAAAGAACCCTGTCCCACTTACCGCCAGTTTCAGTTGGGAGTTGTCTCAGCTTCTTGTGTATTTCCTGCAACCTGAGCCCAAGTTCCCTTCTTCTGTTTTCCAATGGTACAACTTTGGTGTGGTAGTTACCTCTGGTGTGTTCTGGTCTTCTGCCAACATACTTCTGCTTTATTTGCTTCAACCTATTGTTTAGTTCCATAACTTCTGATTGAAGTTTGTCAGCCTCTAGTTTTAGGTTTCTGCGCAACAGCAGTAATTGTGTCTGTTGGTCTTCCAGTATGTTATCTTCACACCCACTTTGATTCATTACAATTGCTGTTTGTCTGTTAATCGGTGTGTGGTGGGTGTGGGGTATTTTCTTGCTCACGCAGCCTTCTCCCTCCTGCTTCACCACCCCCACCAGAGTAAGTCGGTGTTGGTTCTGTCCTATCCAATAGTCGTTCAGTCGTAGAGTCCATTGGCTGCTGTGTCATCAGTGCCAGCACAGCTAAGTCCTGCATTGAATCGCTACTGGTGCTGCTTGAACTATGAGATGTCGTTGAAGAACGTGGTGTGTCATACCGCTTGGGCTTTTCAACCACAGGTTTATGCTGAACCGCCTTAGGTTCTATTGGGTACAAGTCTTCCCACTTTTCTAATGGGGGTTCTTCAAACGAAGTTCTTCCACGACTACAGGACGTTTAGTGAAAAGTCTATAAATACCGAAGATGACAAGTGCAGTTGCTGCGAACAATAATACGTATCCCATTTTGATTCTCCAACCCTCTGAACAGAAGCCCAGAGGGTGTTCAGTGGTTAGTGTTTAGTGCTGCTGATTGGGCGTTCAGAAGCGTGCATTGCCATTGCTGCTTCCTTTGCCTTGCGAATCATGACAATGTGTTTGCCCCAACATTCTGCAATTGCCTTCGCAGTAATATCGCTGCACCCTTGTTCTATCAAGTTGTTGAAGACTTCAATTTCTTCGAGGTCTGTGTCTGCAGGCACTTGACACTTGAAGCGGTCACCTTCGTCATCCACGCCTTTGATGTAGAACATTGGGATGATGTTGTCAAGTTTAGCAACCGCTGTACCAAGTTCAGGCTTTTCCTGTTCTTCAAGTTCGTCAGCGAGTTTGCGAAGAATATCTGATAGCATTTTATGCTCCTTTTCTAAATTGCGGTTCACATAAACCGTAAGTGAATCTTGTCTTCTGTAACGACAAAAGACAACAACTATTTTGAATATTTGTCAATTGTTTCAATCAGCTTACTGCCAACCCAACCAATACCAGAGGCAATACCAGCAAAGAATGTGCCTAGGAACAACAGTAGTAACAACAAGAACACCCAAGGATTGCCGTTGAAGAAGCCTTCTCGAACCATAACCCAAAGAACAAAGAGGTCTACAAGGAGGATGAACCATGGACGGAGGTAAGTTTTTGTTGGTGTGTTACTCATAACGGTTCTCCTTGAATTTGTTCGCCCAACGAACAAATGACATCGAATAGATAGTTCTGCATACCATAAGTACAGTCTTGTAGGTGCTCAGAAAGGTGTAAGAACTCTTCATACAGGGTTGCAGCAACCTGTTTCGTGCCTTGCCTGAACACACGTCTGGAGATAAAGCAGCAGCCGTTCTCTGCAAGCCCTAGAACGTCGTCACCGAGGAAGTCCACAACGTATATTGGGTATGTGTCTGTCTTCATCCCAAGGACGTTCTCCACAAACTTTCTCGCCTTGTCCAACTGCTGTAATTCTACTGGTGTCAGCTCAACCTGCTTTACAGTACCAGTTTTAGCTGAGAACCGCTTGTAGTAAGTAATCATTGAATGGTTTATGCGACTGCTTCGGTCATCCACATAGCGTGATAGCACTGTCATGTACGCTTCACTTGGTTCTTCATCCACTGAGGAGAAGTCCAGCGTATGTTCTGTGTAGTTTTCTCCACAGATAAGGACTTGTTCAATGAATTCTTCATCAGTTGCTTGGCTGATTGTGTATTTAAGCCAGTCCGTGAAGTAAAAGGAGTACTTTAGCGTTCTGTCCTCTGTCAATTCTACTGCACCAACTAAATTGTACGTAAATCGAGTGGGCTTTTGCAGTTCATGTACTCGCACCCCACGGTAATACGCCCAAGTTGGTTCCCCAGAGTGAACTTCCATGCGCTCATACTCAAGTTTGGCTGGGGTCTGCAAGAATGTTTCACCTTTGGTGTAGAACACGTCAATGAATGGCTGACCGCTGACAACAATTGTCGTGTTTTCTTCAAGGTGTATGTCTACCAACTGTTCATCACCCATAAGTTCACAAGTGCCACTTTCGTCCAGCATATTGGAATACAGTTCACGGAACGCCTGTCGCACAGTCCAGTTCTTACCCAACTCAGTGGTGAAGCCAAGTTCCTGCTCTGACAGTAGCTCGCCAGCAAGGTCATGCGTACACATCTTCAGCAAGCTGAACCCAGTGCCACGGATAGTGACTTCTGCCTTACCAAAGGTGTAAAGTCGTTCCCCAGAGAACACTGAGATGTCAATACCATTGCGAATCAACACAGCGATTGCATACTTTAGTCCAGTACCAAAGTAACCGATTGGGGACTTACCTGCCTTGGCTGACACACCAAAGGTAATGATTGAACGTGGGTCTAGAACACCACTATTCTTAAATACTACATGACGCATGCTGTTACTCCTTTTCTCTGTTTCGGAACCACATCAAAGGTGCGTTCCATAAATTGATTGGTGGCAGTTTTAAGTCCTGCCAGAAGACTTTGGGCGTTCTACTGAATCCAAGTATTCAGGGTTCAACATGTCTACAGGTTCTCCTTGATAAATACCTTTTGCCTTTACCCAATTTCCAGGAGGATGTCCAATACCGTCCCACTGTTCTAATGCAGCGTCTGCTTCTTGCCTTGTTGGGTAACAGTACCGCAGTTCATACCCAAGTTCACCAAGCCCAACGACAATCGCACGGGTGGTGAGGTAGTCGTTCAGCCCACAAATGACACCACCCTTGTCAACGATGTTGAAAATTCCCTGAGTTGCCAAGTATTGTTCTAAGTTCATCACCCACCCCTTACCGAAGAACCACACCCACAATTATAAAATCCACGCCCACCACTACCCCAACCGACAGGCATATTGTTTGGGTTGAGTGGAATACGTTCAAGTTGTTCAGCAATTTCGCTGGGAGAACTGCAATGGATTGTTGTGCAAACTCTGTCTCCCAGTTGTTTCTTACCACAGTTGCTGCACGTGAAGACTTGGTTGAAGTAAACATCACGACTGTATATGTTTGTGACTTGCGGCACAATAACCTCCAAGTTTGAAGAGAGTAACTACCAACTTGGTAGTTACTCAGGTTTAGTTAGATATGACAGTCGTACACTGACAACAGCGTGTCTTCTGGCAACTCAGACAACAGTTTATCAAATTCCTGTTCCCACTGCTCATCTTCCTTACCGTCGATAACAATACCCCACCAGCCCATTTCTCCACGTTCGTACCACTGTCCATCCTTCAATACCGCAAAAGTACGTCCGTTGTTGAGGCTACCAGCAAAATCAATGTCACGCTTCAACGCTTGGTCTGCTGTGTTTACAGGAGGTTGTTCAGAAGCCCAAGACTTCTCACCAATGGTTCCAACACAGCCTTCCTTCATCTTGAAGAACCCCGTCCAACGTCCACCAAGTTGGTACCAGTCCCACTTAGACAGTGGGTTGTACGTTGACAGAATCCCACCTTCAGCATTAAGTTCTTCTGGCTCACAGTGCTTAATGGCGTCCTGATAAATTTCTTCTTCTGTCCAGCCTAACTTCGCTGGGAATTCAGTTTCAAGGTACGTTAGGTGGTCTGGGTTACGGCAGTCTGCTGCGTAGGCTTCTTTGTCAGCCAAGTATTTTTGGTACACATTGGTGTTGTAGTTGGCAATTTCTTGTTTACCACGTTCAATCAATTGTTCTTTGGTGTATCGAACATACTCTGGGACGCTTTCATTCTCGTCGAATGGTGCTAATTGCTGTTCTGGGTTTTCGCCAATGACTAATACGGTAAAGTGGCTCATAGTGTTACTCCTTTTCTGGGTTCAGTTTCATGGTCACCATTGACCATGAATATCATTATAGTCTAACTTCGACAAAAGACAACAAGTATTTTATGCTGTCTCAACTTTATTTTCTGCACCACAATGTGGACAGTAGTATTCTGACTTGTTGTGGTTGGGGTCTTCAACCGCCCACCATTGCTTACAGCTGGAACACTGCATATGGTAGAAGTGGGATTTGCTGATTTGCTGCACCTGCTTTGGTTTACCACCACTTGATAGGATTTTTTCTATGTCTGGTGGGGAGTAGTTTGCACCCTTGACAACACGACCTGCTTCGTTCCGAATTGGTTTGCCGTCTTCACCCAGTTTAGACATATTGCTGCGTTGTACTTCCAAGAACGCCTCTCCTTTTAAGTGAGCCAAGCCCAAGGTGTGGTACGTTCCATCCAGCACGTACTGCATATCAGTCAGTGCATCCAAACATTCGAGTTGGTCACCACTGGACATGGCAGTTGCCAATTCAGCTAGTTCTTCTTGGCAGAGTTGTAGTCTTAAGCCCAAGGTGGATTCGAGAGTTTCTCCTGCTTCCTTTTTAATTCTGGCAAACTCGTGTAGTTCCTCACCGAGTTCTGTCATCTTGGTAGCCAAAACAGCCAAGTCTGGCATACTTTCTGGCAGCTTGATTGGTTGTTCATGCCCAACATTGGCTGGGTCAAACGCTTGTTGGAACTCACCGACAAGTTTAAGGGTGTTTACATTCATTCCGAGTTTCCTCTCACATAGACTAAATCATATTTTTCTGGCAAAGAGTCACAAGAACCCAAGCCCTCTTTGGTTTCCACTTTCACACAGTTACCTTCAAAATCAACAGACACAACAGGTAAGTCAAGTGCCCAGCAAGCAGTTAAGAATACAATAGCAGTTAGAGCCACAAACAACACCACAGAGACTAAGTTACGCATCACCTTCCCCCTTCATTTTCAGTTTAATTTTCAGGATTTTCGTGCGTTCTGGTAAAGAACCCTCACGAACCATCTCACTGATTGACTTTCTTGCTTGGTCTGGTGTGTAGGCTGGGACGGCAATCTTTTCACGCTGCCCTGTTGGGTACTCACAATGCACCATAAATACAGAAGGGTGGTTCATGTTGCCACCACCATTTCTTCACCGAGTGGGTCACGTGGAACACCGTATTGGTCTACCTGCCTTGTTGAAGCAACGACTTTGTACGAAGGTATTTTAGTGGACACATAGCGTACCCAAAGTTTTTCTTTGGTTGAAGGTTCTTTCACCAACAAACCACTCAGCATCATTGCCTTGTGTGGGTAGTCACCAAGTTGTTCAGCAAGCCCCTTCAGTTCCACCCACAGGATACTTTCTGGTTCTGCATAAGTTGCTGTCAACTTTCCAGCAAGTCCAAACTTTCTAGCAAGTTCTTTGAACTCAGCACCATGTTTCTTGTCATTTCCAATAAAGGCATGAATCAGTTCGTGCAGCAAAGTCGCCAGCACTTCAATAGGTTCTTCCAGTTTTGGTGAAATAAACATCTCTACTGCATCTTCTGTCGAGCACTCTGGCTTCCAGCACTCTCCAATTGCCTTCTTGGAACGACACCAACCAACACTCACCCGAAGTTTTTCAGGGAACCTGCCAACGGTGGTGTCATACTCTGCGAAGTATTTGTTCTTCAGCAGTTCCATACCTTCGTTGAGCCATTGCTCACGGTTCTTTTCACTCATCACTTTCTCCAAACATCACAAATAGGTCTGTCATACAATGAAGGCTTAAAGCAATCAGCCTTCTGCTTTTTGTACCACTCAGGCTCAACCTGAACTGGGTCTGGTGGTAATTCCCCATACCAACCTCTTGGTGAAGTTTGGTACACTTTTGGAGTAACAACACACCCAGACAAAAGTATAGTTCCGATTATTAGCAGTTTCATCTGTTTCTAAGCCTCTTCGGTAAATATGCCTCATTGAAGTGGACGTACTCTTGCCAAACAGTGCATTCAGTTACTGATTCTTGTCCACTGACGACTTGACATTCTCCATTCTCGATGTCTCGTGAATTACAGCGTTTGCAATCTTCACAACCACCGTAGGTTCTTTGCCAGTGTTCTTCAACAACCCAGTATCCTGTACACTTCCCCCAGCCGAAGCGATGAGGGAAGCGATATGCAGGGCATTTGCAGGTTAGGGAATTAGTTGCCGATTTGTTCATAAGAGTGGTTGTTATCACAGTCTATGAGGAACACACCTTCATCACCATGAGAATCTGCGTTGGTCAATTTCTTTTCTGTGTTCCAAATTCCGACTGAAGTGTTTTCATCAGCCACGCCAGAAAGTTGAATCATCAACTGCACCAATCTTGCTGAAGAATAGCTGACATCACCTTGTCTTGTGTTCATCTTTTGTTTTAGCGATTCGCATATCTCAACCGCTTTTCCACCAGACCAATGTCCGTAAACAACTGGACCAAATTCACCAGTTTTACTGCTATGAATTTGCATCAGTACTCGGTCACCCATGATATTGCTCCTTTTCTAAATTGCGGTTCACACAAACCGTAAGTGAATCTTGTCTTCTGTAACGACAAAAGACAACAACTATTTTGCATAGTAAGTGAACTTTTGTTGCTCTAAAACAACGCTTCCTCTATACGCTTGTTAGGACAACGGTTTGCAGCGTAACACCTACCACAATAGTATCCTGGAGAGAACTGCTCTGTAGGGATAAGTTTGTAGCGTTCTTTGGCAAGTTGACCCCAACCCAGTAACTCCTCTACTGTCAATCGTTCTTCATCCACTGCTTTGTGTGGTGGTTGGATAATCTGCAATACGAAGCCCTTAATCTTACCAAAGGTCTCCTCATCACGATAAACAGAAGCCCAAACACCAAGTGCGCTCAACCGTAGTTGTGGATTATTGGTAGCATAAACTGCTTCATGTCCCGTCTTCAGGTCTGTGACGTAAACCCAACCATCTTCCTTACCGAACACGACAGCGTCTGGTCTAGCCGCATGTGTTTTATCTGGCGACAACATCCAGTCACTGACGTCAAACTCCTGCTCTAAACGAACGTCACAGTCTTTGAAAGTGGTACGCATGTAATCCACATAGAACTTTGCATATTCAGCCAACTTAAATGGGTCAGCACCGTCTTTGTAACACACCTCCGCAAGCGAATGGGTCACTGTTCCGAGGTTTGCCTTCCGTTTGTTCGTTTGGGCTTCTAGGAGTGTCAGAGAACCTGCACAGTGGAACCAAAGTTGAGCGTTGGATGGGGTTGCTGGAATAGTCATTAGAATGGTTCTCCTTGGTGTATTGTCTGTTGGTGTACTGGTTCTTGACTTACTTGCTGCCACGCCTCGCCAGTTTGGAAGTGTGTGTCCCAGTGGCTTCTTAACGTCTCAAGGTCTGGGAACTGGTAAAAATACGGTCTGCGTTTAACTTCCTTACTCCACCCCTGACCGTCTGGTATCTTAACGGTGATTAGTTTTTGGAGGGACTTCGGATAGCCCTCTGGACAAACCTTGGCTAAGAATTTGCCCAAGGTGGTTGGGGTTGCCCTGCGGAAGATACCGACCAACTTCTGGTGCTCCACATAGTCTAGGAATAGTGTGTCCTTTTGAATGTCAGACTCCCAAACCTCTGATTCTTGGTTGAGTCTGCCTTCCTGCAGTTTGTTGTACCACCATTCTTCTTCGGGTGACAGCGTGTACAATTTCTGTTCACGTAGTGCAGCCGTCTTTGGCACGTTACGCACGTTGAATTTACTGAGGTCATACTGTGTCAGGTAAAACAACAGATTGCCCAACCCACCATTCTCCAACTCCTTTGCAATCTCTTCGAAGTAGCCTGAGTTTTGCATCTGGTGGTCACCAACGTCCAGCACAAAGTAGCGACGTTCATCAACTCCAGCAGGGACAACCCAACTATTGTTCGAAGCCAACAGCACGTGGGTACAGTTCATTGCTGCCTCTGCATCAACACCCTTTGCTTCAATGGTAATTGTCTCTTCTGTGATTAGTGTTTTGAGCACTGATTCGTGTTTCTTGTCGCCAGCATAAAAAGCCTCGTCACCGAACAGCACCACACAGTCACGCAAATGGCTGTTAAATGAGCCAACCAAGTGTTTGGGGTCTGACACTTGCATATAGTGGCGTCCAAACAAACGACCAAACATCTTAATGAAGAACGACTTACCTGTCCCCTGACGCCCACGCAGGACAATTGCGGTCTGTCCTGGAGAATCGGGCTTTTGCACCGCAGAAGCCATCCAGCCAATTGTGTAGTCAAAATGGGACTGGTCACCAGAACACACGTTGTCAAGAATATGTTTCAGGTATTTTTGGTGCAAATTTCCTGGACGTGCTTCTACTGCGAAGCCTTTCCAAAGGTTGAAGGCTGAAGGAACTTCCTTTCCAGGAGCAAAGACAATGGTGTCGTATTGCTTTCGGTTTGGGTGCTGCAACCACCACTTACCCATCTGCATGAATTGTGGGTTGCCCTTTGAATCAGTGCCTATTTGCACAGACTTGTGCATGTATCGGTTGCGGAAGTCCTCGAATGATTGCTTGGTGATTCGTGTGCGGTTGAGAGCAAAGTCCATAACCTCCTCAACCACCCTACAACGCCCACCCATATTGCTGATGACTGCGTGCTTTTCGTTCAGTATTCGCAGGTTCGGGTCAATTGATTCTTCTTTGGCACGTTCAATCTGTCTTAGTGCATAGCGTTCTGCTGCTGTGCCTTTGTCCAACACTGAATCTGATATACGAAAGTCAGGGTCTGTCACAACTGAGAAGATAACATCGTCTGGTACGTCTGCTCGAACCATGCCACAGATTGCATCAAACAGCCACGCACTGCGTGAATCGTCACCAGCCTTTGCACCTTCGTCTGGGTGTCTGCCCTGCACAATAATGACCTTGATTCGGTCTGGACAATCCAGTTCTTCAACCGAATCTAAACGCTTGATGTTACCGCTAATCTTGACAGTACTCGAACCACCAAACCCAGAGTCAGAAGCAAGTTGTACCGCTTGGGCAGGGGTGAATTGTGTTATGTCATAGACAAGGTCACTATTGAACTCCACCAACTTGGCTTCTACAGCAACACGCCCCTTCTTGCGCTTGCGTGCGTCTGGTACGTTCATCGTTCCTGGAAGACGCATGATACGGTCAATGTTATGACAATTGTCCGCACCAAACAGCACTTCTAATTGCATGTTGTAGCGTTTTGCATCTTCAGCCTTACCCAAGTCACCGTTGATTTGGACTGGTTCACGTAACTTCCAGAAGCCTTGATACCCACCCCCAGAGAATACAATAACAGTTGGGGCAGGGACATTTCCAGGAGGGTTTTTGAGCAGTGCTAAGGCACGTTCTTGTTCCTGCACAATATCTTCCCCAGCCTTGGGGTCAATGTCCACATGCAGCCAACCCATGTTCTCAATGTCTTCACGTTCTGCCTTTTTCTGAAGGTCACGGATTGTTTTGTTGACGTGGAAGTATATGTTACGTTCACCATTATTCTGGGCAAGCCAGTCCAACAGCACAGGTTCGTCTGAAGGGTAAAATGTGCGAGTTTGGATACCACGTTTGTTGGGGTCAATTGAAGTCAGAACCCAAGCACCCTCTGGTGCGTACTTTTTCAGAAAATCAATTGCGTCCTGTATCATGCACGGTTCTCCCAGAACCACCGCAAGGGTGAACAATCCACCAAACCACGCTCAATGCGGTTAAGCCAAGTTCTGGAGAGTTTCAGCTCATGGGCAATTTCTACTTGCTTAACACCAGTACGTCTACGCAGGATGACTAACTTCTCGTACTCTTCCAACACCAGTTCTTTCATGGTGCGTTGGGTTGTTCTGAATTCACGGAATTCTTCCAAGTTTAGCAGAGTTTCGTCACCCACAACAGGACGTTTATCGTGTTCCATACTTGAGTATTCGTGGTATGTAAGCCCAAGGGATTCAGCTAAGTATTTCTGCCGTAATTTTAATCGACGACGCATCGTGAACAATCGCTCACCTGCTGTCAGTTCTAATTCCTCAATAACCATTGTTCTAACTCCTCGCTTGTGGGTTGTCCAAACTTGGTGTGTTTGGCTAACCGTTCTAATTCCAATCTCGTGGTCTTACCGACCTTTGTCGCTGCTGTTGCACCATCAAACAGTAACCATTGCGTACCAACCTTCAGAAGCAACCACGCAGCACCACCCTTACGCCAACGTCTGTGTAACCAAGCCCGTTGTTGTGGTGTGAAGTGGTGTATCTTAACAACACCAGCACCGTGTGTCCAAACTCTCATGTATTTCAGTTCTACCCAACCACCAATGTAGTTCACATCAGGTGTTCCAGGATAGGCTGGATTCTCAACAGCAACCGCATCCAGCCGTTTGAGCAGCTGGACAACCTTGTTGCGCATCAACTTCTCCGACATCAATAAACTCCATAGTGACATTAGCCTCCTTAAACATTTCAGAGGCTAGGTTGAATGAATCTGTCCATCGTTCGTTGTCCACTGCCCCTGCAGGGAATACCACCTTGCGTATGCCAGACTGTATAACCACCCCAGCACAAGCAGAGCAACAGAACAAAGGGTACACGTACAGAGTTTCTGTGCCTTTTAACTTTGGTGCTTGAATTATACAGTTTACTTCTGCGTGCACGGTCATTGAATATTTTGTCGGACGGTCTTCCAGTCGTTGTTGTAAGTCCGCCACCCCTCTAGGCAATCCATTAAACCCAGTAGAAAGTATTGAGCGGTCTTCCCCAACCAATACCGCACCAACCTTTGTACTTGGGTCTTTACTCCAAGAAGCCACAAGTTGTGCCATCTGCATAAAACGCTTATCCCATTCGGTCATTTTGCTTCTCCCCAACTAGCACCAACTTCCACGTCAACCTTGGAAGGTACACGCAGTGGTAAGCAGTTCATCATAATCTCTGCAATGTCTTCTGCTTCCTTTTTAGAACTGACAGTCAAGTCAAGTTCATCGTGCACCTGCAGCTGAATCTCATACCCAGCAGCATCCACAGCAACCATTGCCGTCTTGGTTTGGTCTGCTGAACTACCCTGAATCAATCTGTTTAGTGCTTTGTGCGTCCAGTCGTAGTTGCCGTTTACATCTTTGGGGAAGTGGCATTTGCGACCACCAACGGTTTGTGTGTACCCTTTGCGCTGTGCAGAAGCCTCACACATCTTAGCCAACTGATTGACAAAAGGTAACTGACTATCGAACCTGTCAATGATTGCCTGACCTTCGTCTCCAGCAACTTCAACAATCTTACCAGCACGTGTGGTGATGTGTTTTGTTGGCAGTCCAAGTTTGTGGCAAAGTTTCGCACCGCCCATACCATAGCACTTACCTAGGAATAGTTCCTTGGCTGGCTTACGTGCAATGCCAGCAAGGTCAGCCATCATCTGGTGGTTGTCTGTATTCGGGTCATCACGGTATCGCTGTGCTGCTTCAGAAGCCCTTGGTAGTTGACACAGTTCTGCGTAGTGTATCAACTGCCGTGGTTCTTGCTGAGAATAGTCCAATGCAGCCCATAAATTGCCAACACCGTCTGGGACATAGATACCACGCCACATGGCTGCGAATTCATCCCTCGCAGGTTGTTGTTGTAAGTTAGGTTGTTCGCTACTCAACCTACCGTAACGTGCACCACGGACGCCACCTTCTCCGTCGTCTCTTGCAAGTTGGTTGAATGAGCAGTGAATCCTGCCGTGTATCAACCTCACACGTACAGAATTTGCGAATGTTGTTCTCAGTTTATTTGTTTTACGTGCCCAACCAAGAACCTTGGCAACGGGGTGGTCTATGCTGTCAAGAAAGTCTTTATCGATGGACACCTTGCCTGTGGTTGTTAGACTCATGTCTATGCCCAAGGATTTTATCGCTGGGGCAATTGCGTCTGGCTTCCACACGTCCCCAACTGCAATACGTACCCCAGTTCTGGCGTACACTTCTTCAAGTGCCTTGGTCTCTTGTTCCATTGACCAAAGTTCCACTTGCTCGAGTCTGTCTTCGTCCACAGCAACACCACGAAGTTTTAACTTGACAAGAACAGGCAATACCTTGGACTCCAAGTCCCATATTCTTGTCAAGTCTTCCTTCAGAATTATTTCTTCTTGTTTGCGCAAAATCTTCAGTGGTAATGCAGCATCTTCCTCTGCATATGCACCAACATAACGTGAATGCAGTTTCCACATGTCTGCCTTTGGGTCAACACCAAACGCTGAAGCTGCTTCACGCAGTAACTGTTCATCTTTACCTTCGAACCCATACCGCTTGGCAATGTTGTTGAGGCTGTAAGAATCATGCAACTCGTAGATAAGTGGGTCAGCAATCTGTATGTCACGGAACGTAGCCCACTTGAACCAGATGTCTTCCACAGCCAAGAACAACAAGTCATAAGAAAGGTTGGCACCGACAATTTCACCCGTGAAGTGTTCAGCTTGTTCACGTAGATAGTTCAACACCTGAACTTCGTCCAAGTTCCCACCACCTTTGTGTCGTATTGGTAAGTAGTAAGACTTGCCATCTTCAAAAGCAAACGATATGCCCACCACCCAACTGTTATCTCGCAACGCTCCTGGACCAAACTTCTTGATGTCAGGGTCTTTTGTTTCTGTGTCAAGCCCAACACGCTTAACGTCCTTCCAACTTGGCAAGTCCGCCAAGTTGGGTGGAGTCCATGCACTTTGTGGTTCGAACAGTATGCCTTGCATCATTTTCCGTCCCACTCGAAGATTAAGTCATCAACAATACGCAAAGCCTTATCAAAGTCTGACGTGGCTATTGCAACCGCTAGTGCTGTCTCTTGGGCAGTTAAGCCGTTTGCCCCACCAAACCGTTCGGACAGTTCTCTGCGCTTCTCCTGCTTCTCCTGCAACTTCTCTACATAGTGCCGTAACTTCTGCAGGTCTTGCATGCCATTCTTTTTACGAAAGCGCAAATACTTTGTTGCGCACCCTTGGTGGTAGTCCAACTCAGCCTGTGGGACATAGTCCCAGTGTTGGTATTCACTCTGGTAGTGTTCTCCACCAACTTGTTTATCATTCGCAGTTGTCATATTAAGCCCTTTTCATTCGCTAACCATTCTGGGATAAAGACGGCAGTTATTTTGCCATTCTCTTCGACTGTGTCGCTGATTTGACTTTTTGGTATCCAATGTTCCTTGTCAACACAAAATACCAAATAAGCCTTTTCCGTTTCACGTCTTACTTCGACGTCCACTTCAACTGCTGGACTAGGCTTGCTTGTTCTCATCCGTAATTTCTCCTATCAGTTGTATGATTTGTTCTGGTGCAGTATTCAAGTTCTTCTGAATCCACCCAGCTGCATTTTTCAAAGGTTGCTGCACATTCATGTTGCCAAGACGTTGTTGGTCTAAGCACCAAAAGAAGAATTCCAGAATGTCAGCCCATCTGAGCCAAATAGCTTCCTCTTCCGTCAGGTCAAAGTCACCACAGAGGCTCTTCAACGCTTGTTCTTCAGCCTCTTCATACACCTGCTTCAACTTTGGGTTTTCCCACTTTGCAGTTGCTGGCAAGTCACCAAGGTACTGCTCAGCAAAGTCATGCATCAACATAGCCTTGCAAAGGTTTGCGCTGACAGTTGGCTTTATTGCAAATAACAAAGCCAAGGCATCCGCAGAATGTTGTCCAATGGAGTAAGAACCATGGTGGGGTATTGTGTGACAACGCTCCACCTTCGTGGCAGTTCTGTACTCTTGAACAAGTTCTAGGCTATTCATAGAATACCCCATCGTCCTGCGCACGTTGCAACCGCTGGGCTTTCATGAACTTGTCACGTCTTGACATGACCCAAAGGGAAGCACCCAACGCCCAATCTTGTCCAGTAACCTCGTCCAGTAACTGGAGGGTGGAGTCATACTTTTCTACACCAGAAGTTTGTTTGTAGTTCTGGTGGGCAATGAACATTGGCATGACCACACCGCTAAAGAACTGTGACTTAGGTGTGTATGTACTGGGAATTCCAGTTACAACATACTGACAGAATTCAATACAGTCTTGGATGAATTCTTCGTGGTTTTCTGGTGTAACGCCCAAGGGGGTGGTTTGGGTTGTGTGGTTCAAGTAGTGGTTGGTATTGAGTATGCTGCCTTCACCGTGGGGTTGGTACATCATGGCTTCAGCCAGAGGCTCCCAAACTGCTGTATACGCATGGAAGTTATCACTCACCTGTCTGTACTGACCAACTGGAATCCCAATTGCCCCTGCCATATATTCTTGAAGCACGGAGAAGTGAACAGCATTTGCACCATACGCACCCCATATCATGTCATTGGAACGGTTGAACACAGACATGTCCAATGCACCGTTGACATTCACTTGGAAGTGCACCGCAATGTTGCAGGGGAAGTCCTTGCCTTGTTTACCTAAGTCAGCAGTAGCATCCCAGATTTGCAGCACTTGACGTCTGTCATCTTTATTTTTCCACAACGCTTCAACTATTGGCTGTAATTGGTCAAACCCAAAGTGTTGAACCCAGCGGTATCCATACGCACCGTGGAAGGTCTCACCATCGTCAGAATAGTCGGACATGCGCTTGACAAACTCACAGACAAAAGCGGTGTCGTTTCTACCAGCCAACATCCATAGGCTTTCAAACAAATGAAAGAATGGGTTTGCATCACGTGGTTGCCAGAACAACACACGTTCCGTTGGGTTTTCATAAACCGTAGTTACAGGCTCTGGAGCCATCAACACAGTACCGTTTCTGGAATCACGCTTTACACCTGAAGTTCCGAGTAAGCCCATACCACGCCACAACGCATCTTGTACGTTTTTAGCACGAATAACTATCATTGTTGTTCACCTTGTTTTGGAAGTTTGAGGATGTCGTTCAACTCAGCAACTGGAATTGCTGGGAGGTAAACTTTACCACCGTCCATACCGTTTTCGGTCAAGGCTGCTTGAATATACGGCTCAATTTCTGACCAGCCTTTTTGCAAAGCTGCTACTGTTGTAAAGCTGCTGAGCACACCCTTCACCTTGAGTTCCAGTACACCAAGTTCAGTTTCAGCCTCCTCTAACTTACGCTTCAGCTGATAGTAACGAATACTGAACGGGTGGTCTTTGGGGACTGAGAATCTGTTCCCACCGTTATAATCAAGTGGCTTTTCTTCACCAAAGTCACAATTGTCCCAACCACGGTCATTTTCCAAGAATATCTCAGCATACTGCTTATTCTTCACCCAAGTGCGTGGCAAAGATGCAAGTAACTCACGTTCTTCTTTGGTATACCACGCCTCATAGAACGTCTTGTTGTGTTCTTGTCGTGCTTCCCTTACTGCAGATAATGCAGCCTTTTGTGCAGAATCATTGACTATGTGTTTCTGAATCATGCCTCTTAGACGTTCTGACAACTTAATAGTAGCCATTTTCATACTCCTTTTCTAAAGATTTGTTTTGGTTTACCTTCGCCTGTTAGGGCACGTTCGTATTTGTCGAACTCACATAGTGTGTGTTCTACCTCTCTCATTTCCCACAATCTGTCACCTGACCAATAGACACGAGAGAGTTCTAACAGTTCTTGCATGTATTCAAGCAAAACTGGTATGTCTTTTTGGCTAGCGTAGGAATACTTACTGCCCACAGGGACGTTAAGTATGCGCTCAATACCTCTGGCTGCTCCTGGACCAACGGAAGCCCAAGAGTTGGTGTCGGGTGCATTGCGCAGCAGGTGTGTGTGTCGAAGGTCTGTGACAACTTCATATGCCATGAAGTTACCCATGTACGGGTATTTTCTTAGCTGCTCCCAGACTTGCTCTAATGTGGTGTTTTCTGTGATATTGAAAACTTTTTCTGGTTCCAACTGCACATCTATCGCAATGTTGTTTATACACTGAACTAAGCCATCCAACTTGGACATCTTTGCAGGAGTCTTTATCATGTAAGCACCAGTTGTGACTGGACTGACACCAGTAAGCCGTTGGGTGACTTCAGCAGCATCCCAGCCCTTGTCGACTAAAACGTCCTTAATCAATTCCCCCGTTGTCACACGATTGAACCAACGGAAGGCAACTGTTGCAATGAACACCTTGCTATCGCCTTCTAACTTGCTGCGGATGTTTTCTCTGAACCACGTTGTGACAGTGTCGTCTTCACGGAACACGTTGCAGAATCGATAGTTCTGCAGAATTGGGTCTGTGTTGTTGTATGGGAAGGGAACTCCAGCATCCCGTGCGTCTTTTATGGCTTGACGCTTGGCAGCATAGTTGAAGAAGTCAACTACACGCTCAACTGCCATTGGCTGCTTAGACATGCAATAACTCCAACACCTTAGCTGTTGCATCAGCATGTGGCAGTAAATATGTATTAGCTCCAACTGAATCCAAGTGACGTTTGTTGGAGACAGCACCTTTGTGCTTACTCGCAGTATTCTTAGGGTTCACTGGAGGCTTGCTTGCATCTTTAGCCCAACGACGTTGGTTTACCTGAGCAATGCACTGCTCTAGAGGAACGTCTAGGAACACGAAGTGTGTGTCTGGGTAATCCCCTGCCAATGCTGCTGAACGCTTGTTCTCTGCTGTTAGGAGCAAACCCTCGAACAACACTGCTGGGTACTGCTGAACCTTTTCACGCACAATTTCGAACACTTGTTCGTAAGATGTGATTGTGTCGCACCCACCACAGGCTGCTTCATAATGCCCAACAACATAGCAATCACGAAGTTCTGAAGAACCAGACATCACGTATCCAATCGGCTGTTTTCTGCCTTGAATGTACTCTGGTTCTTTATTTGGGTATTTCTCCAGCACGGAACGTACTAAAGTTGTCTTGCCAGAACCAGAGGTTCCACGTATTGAGATAATCATTTGATTCTCCTTTTCTAATTCAGCCAACATTGACCGTAACAGAAGTATACATTTTCTTTTGTTACGGTCAATCCGTAAGTTACCAACTTTTGCGCAAAGCCCAGCCCTTGCCTGCAAGCGATTCACCGACCACAACAAACCCAAGGGTGTCATAAAACTGCTTGGCTTCAGTGTTGTCCTTTGCCACGTTGAGTGCCAATGTATTGTGTCGAGTTCTGTCGATGATGTCTTGTATCAACAGTTTGCCCACACCCTTGCCCTTTGTGTCCTTGTCAACAGTTATGAAGTAGAGCACAGTTTCTGGCTGCCTTACTTTTTCACGGATACAGGTAAACCCAATAACCTTGCCGTCTTCTTCAGCAACACGAATCCACCCCTTGGCATAGGCTTCGGGTGAACTAAACATGACCGTGTTGCTGAAGTCCTTGGTGTACTTAGACTGCTTTGCAACCTTCAGTATTTCATTGTGGTCTTCAACCACTGCCGTTCGAATAGTAATCATTTCAAAGCCTCCGTTATAACGTGTGCACAATAACCAGCTGCCACAGTACCATTCTTAGCACCACCCGTAGCAACCCAAAGTCCTGACAGAGGTTCTGCCAGATAGCAAGGCTTATGCCCCTTCATATATGGACGCATGCCAATAATACCCTTGCCGTTAGTAAATCCACCTGAAGCCTCTGCGTACGGTGAGCATCTATTCCAGCTGGCTTGTACATGCTTCTCTCCGAAGTTTACATCCTTGATTGACGTTCCGTCTCCAGCCCAACACTTGCCTTCACCGAAGTTCATAGCGACTAACTGACGGTATGGTGCCCACACTGATATGGTATTTTCTTTGAGTGCACCATCCCACACCCAGCTAATACCTGTTTGGGCTGCCATACCTCCTTTGGGGAATACACCAAGTTTTTCAAGCAGCTTTTCCGTCCAAACACCAGCAGCAACCACGAGATTCTTGCATGCGTGGTACATCTCAAAGTCCCCAATATCTGCGGCAACAAGCCAACCACCATCAGCTTGTTTAATGTCTGTCACTTTTCCGACACAATATTCACCTGAGAGTATTGAGGACGGTGGTATCCAATACACTTCTGCAGAACCAACTGGCTTTATGCTGAATTGGACTGTTTGCACCCCGTACAAAGAATCAAGCAATTTCATACTTGGTTCATGAACCTCTTTACCAAGTCCAGAGTACCAACTTGGCTTCATCAAACACCCTGCTGGCTTACTGCCAGCACGTTCTTCGTTGGAGTCAATGACAAATACAGTTTGTCCAATTGCTCTCAAAGACTTGGCTATGATTGCACCGAATAAGCCGTTGCCAATTACAATGGTGTCTGCAATCATGATGATTCTCCAGTTGGCATTGCTGCGTATAGTTGCTGTGCGGACACAGAAGCACTAAACCAGTCTTCCAACCCGTGTCGAATTTCACGAATGTCCTTGACTGCAGGGTAGTGTCCATTCATATGTGACTTCCACTTACACAGTATGGTCTCAACCTCTTGGATGTTCACTGGTCTGTCGTGCAGTGGTGGAGCAGTGTAACCTGCGAAGTGGTTCATCAGGTAGTCTGCCACACCATTCAGCACAACTTCTCGTTTGGGTGTTGCATGTGGGTTGTTGGCAATTTCAGGGTTACGTTCTGCCCAAAGCATCCACGCAGCCTTCTCTGGGTCTTTGAACATGAACACCGCTGCATTGTCAAATGCAACTGGCTTGCCAAGCACACGTTCGCACATGTCAGCAATTTTGAACCCAATCCAGTCACCAAACCCACGGTGAGTTTGTGCACGCTTGCTAATTTCAGCGAATGTTCCACCTTCACCAGCAATATAGTCCACCATCTGCTCTGGACGTTCGTACTTGTCCATCAATTCCTGCGCAGAAGATACCGCCTGTTGACCACGCCAATGTCTCCGTTCAGCACCACGTGACCAACGCTCACCAATTGGGGAAGCTGTTTCATTCTTAGCTGCTTCCATCAACTTGTCCCAAAATTCCTTACCTTCAAATTCTGAGATATGGCAGGACACACCGCAGTGGTATAGACACCAGTAGGCTACCATCCACCGCTTAATCTTTTCAGAATCCCAACCACTGTTTACCAAAGCCACGTAAACAGGGTCAAGGTCTTTTGTGGAGAGGAGCATTGCTCCGAACTCCTCAATCTTCATCTTATTTGCTTGCATTGCGTTTCTCTTCGAGAGTTATTAAGAAGATTTTCCCGTCTTCCGAACGAGTGCCCCAGCCGAAGCGAGTGCAGAAAATACGTGTCATTTCGTAAGCATTAGTCTTAGCCTTTGGATTGCCTTCCCACACGCCAAGCAACTGCTCTTCAGTGGCACCAGCACGCAACAACTCAAAGCATTTCAGCCAAGTTGCACCACGTGTTGGGACTTGTTGAACGCCATTTGGGTAAAGGTCAGCACGCATACCAAGATAGTTCACAGCAATTGATTTGCGTTCTTTTGGTTCTTTGACCTTTGTTACTTTGGTTGGCTTTTCTGATTCTAAAATGCCAGCTTCATTTGCTTGGGTGACAATTTCATTCAAGCGACGAACTGCTGTTTTGCGGTCTGCGAATTTATTAACTGACTTCAAGCCCAACGCAGTTGCGAGTTCGTTGTACACAGACAACATCTCAGCTGTTTTGGTTTCTTCTGAAGAAGTGAGGGCGGTGATTTGTGATAAAGTAAACATACTGATTCTCCTTTTCTGGGTTGGGTCATGACATTCACGACCATGACATCATTATGCCTCCAACAACGACAAAAGACAACAACTAAAACAATACTTTTGTAAATTATTTTAGTTTGTTGCCTTTTGCCAACTATCTTACTTTACCACAACAGAATCAAAATGATTCCAAGTGTCCTCCCAAGTGCTGCTTGTAGCACCCTTGCTGTACTCCGTAGAACGTGTCTCGAAGAAGTTAGCATGCTCAATACCGTTGAGCAGTGACTTCAGCCACGGCAGTGGGTGCACATCTATGCCGAACACTGGTTCCAGCTTCAACTGACTAAGTCTCCAGTCACAAACATACCGTATATAAGCCTTGATGTCTTCAGGTGTCATGCCTTCAATACCACCAACACCGAATGCTAGGTCAATGAACTTATCCTCTAGTTCTACCACGTGTTGTGCAATCTGGCGAATTTCTTGCTTCAGTTCTTCGTCCAGCGCACCAGTTTCAGCAGCAAACTCGTGGAATAACTTGATAATACCTTCACAGTGGAGAGTCTCGTCACGCACCGACCAAGTAACTATCTGCCCCATACCCTTCATCTTGCCGAAGCGTGGGAAGTTCAGCAACATAGCGAACGAAGCAAACAACTGAAGCCCTTCAGTAAATGCACCAAACACTGCCATAGTCTTCAAGATGTCTCTGTCAGAGTCGACATTGAACTGACCTAAGAAGTCGTGCTTGTCCCGCATTGCCTGATAGTCCATGAAAGCCTTGTACTCAGCGTCTGGCATGCCCACAGTTTCCACCAGCAGTGAATATGCGTCAACATGAATCGTTTCCATGTTTGAAAACGCTGACAACATCATGCGAATTTCTGTGGGCTTGAATACCTGCGTGTACTTCTCCATGTAGTTGTCATTCACGTCGATATCTGACTGGGTAAAGAACCTGAAAATCTGTGTCAGCAGTTCACGTTCGTTGTCTGACAGTCTTGTCGCCCAATCACGAACGTCTTCTGACAACGGCACTTCTTCTGGCAGCCAGTGGACTTGCTGCTGGGCTTTCCAAAACTGGTAAGCCCAAGGGTAACGGAACGGCTTGTATCCAACGGATTGTTGTTTTAGTTGTATTACTGACATGCTAAGCACTCCTCATAGTCCGAACGTCCAGTAGCATGTGCCAATACCTGTTCCCGTTCAATTGTGTTATCTTTTTCCACACCACCAACAAAGCCAGCACGTTGTGTTGACATGCTGCGTAGGTAGTACAAACTCTTCACCCCAGACTTCCACGCTGTGTAGTGCAGCATGTGCAAGTCCCACTTGTCCACGTTACCTTTCAGGAACAGGTTGATTGATTGTCCTTGGTCGATATGTGGGGTGCGGTCTGCAGCGAAGTCAACCACCCAGCGTTGGTCAATCTCCCAAGCAGTCTTGAAAACATCCTTTTGCTCTTGGGTTAAGAACGGCAGGTGCTGTACTGAACCATGTTCCTCTAGGATTGAATCCCACACGCTCTCTGTGTTTTCCCCAACTGATTCAAGCAATTGCTCAAGGTACTTGTTGCGCACTTCGAACGAACCGCTAAGAGTCTTCTGCGTGAAGATGTTCGTGTTCCAAGGTTCAACACACGGGGAAGCACCACCACCAATAATACTGATTGATGCAGTTGGTGCAATCGCCATGCAATGACTGAATCTTAAGTTCTTGCCAACCTGAGCAGCGTCTGGACAAGCACCCTTCAGTGTTCCAATTGCCTCATTGGCAGCATCACAGTCTTCACGTAACTTTTTGAAGATTGACATGTTCATGCTCTTGGCAATGGCACAGTCGAAAGGAATATTGCGCTGCTGGAATAACGAATGTAAGCCCATGACCCCAAGCCCAACGGAACGCTCCTGTGATGCAGCATAGCGTGCAGCCTCGAACCCCTGCATACCTTCGGTGCGGTCGATGTAGTCTTGCAACACATTGTCCAAGAACAGTAGGCAATCTTGGATGAACTGTGGGTCATCCTTCCACTCGTACCACTTTTCTAGGTTTACAGAACCCAAGCAGCACACCGCAGTTCTGTCCTTGCCGTGTTGGTCTAAGCCAGTGTGCAACATAATCTCACAGCACAGGTTTGATTGCTTAACTTCCATGCCAAGCTGGCGTTGGTGCTCTGCCATACCACGGGTGGCATTGTCTTTGAATAATAAATAAGGCTCGCCAGTTTGAAGACGTATTTCCAAAATCTTTTGCCAAATGTTGCGTGCGCTTACAGTCTTCTTCACCTGATTCGAATGTGGGTCTACAAGTTCCCATGACAGATTGTCCCGAACCGCTTCCATGAATGCATCTGTCAAGACGATTCCGTGGTGCAGGTTCAGAGATTTGCGATTGAAGTCACCTGAGGGTTTGCGAATTTCCAAGAATTCTTCAATTTCAGGGTGTGACACATCTAAGTACACAGCTGCAGCACCACGTCTTAATGAACCTTGACTTACTGCTAACACCTGTGAATCTAAAATACGAATGAACGGGATAATTCCACTAGAACCCCCACGACCTTTGACTGGTTCACCGATACTACGAACGTCTGACCAGCATGTACCTATGCCACCACCACCAGCACCCAGCCAAACATTCTCTGTCCACTTGTCGCTGATTGACTGCATACTGTCATCGACGTTGTTTAGGTAACAGCTAATTGGCAACCCACGGTCTGTTCCACCGTTGGACATAACAGGTGTCGCTGGGATGAACCACAACTTACTGATGTTGTCATACATTCGTTGGGCGTGGGCTTCGTCTTCTGCGTAGGCTGAAGCCACACGGGCAAAGGCTTCTTGGTAGGATTCTCCTGGAAGTAAGTAGCGGTCATTGAGTGTTGCTTTTCCAAAGTCAGTGAGCAATTGGTCACGCTCACGGGATAGTGTTGTCATGTTAACTCCTAGATAACGATTGTTAGTTTTTCTGCAGCCCGTGTTATACCCGTGTACAACCACCGATTCCAGTCCGTTCTGAATGATGAACTTTCATCAAACAACAAGACATTCTGCCATTGTGAACCTTGGCTCTTGTGCACGGTCATTGCGTACCCATAATCAAACTCTTCACGTTCACGCTTTTCCCACCACCCAAGTTCTTTGCCAAGAAAGTGTGCCATGTGAGCCACAACGTCTGTTGGTCTCCCATTGGTATCCACTGTCATGATTATCTCTTCAGAATCATAGACGGTGACAGCAATTATATCGCTGACAGCACCGTTCAATAGTCCTAATTCATGGTTGTTTCTCAGGCAAACTACCCTGTCACCAACTATTGGGTGTTCAATTGGCATATTCTTCAGGCTGCGAATTCTTGCATTGATTGAGTGTCTTGTCTTGTTCTTACCAACAAGTATTTGGTCTGCAGCCAAAGCCTGTTCAGGGGTGATTGTCCCCTTGGGTATTACTAGGCTATCTCCATAACCGCCCAAAGAAGGTCTTCTGCCTTCTCTCGCCATGGTTGCGAGTCTGATTATTGGGTTGTCTTGGGCTTGTCTATGAATCTCAGTGAGCATGACGTCTGGTTCAGCATTGGTGAAGTAGCCTTCACCACCAACAGGAGGTAACTGTGCTGGGTCTCCAAGAACCAGAATTGGTACGCCAAAAGACTTTAGGTCTTCTGCCATCCGTTCGTCCACCATAGAGCACTCATCAATGACAACTAACTTTGCGCCCTTGACAGGAGAGTCGTTGTTCAACCTGAACATTGGTCTGGTTGCACTCTTCTCCTCTTCACCCACCAAGCGTTTCAACTCACGAACACGAACGTCCGATTCAACATCCTTACCTTGCTGCTGCAGGAATTCTGTTCGTTCCACAAGCTGCTGCTTGAGGGTCTTGAGTCGTTCTTTGCTCTTTTCTGCTGAGATGTAGATTAGTGAGTGGATTGTTGTTGCACCTTCACACCCAGACTGTTGCAATACGTGTGCTGCTTTGCCTGTGTAGGCAGCGAACAACACAAGCCCTTCGATGTTAGAAGCAAAGTGTCTGGCTAGCGTAGTCTTGCCCGTGCCAGCGTACCCAAAGACACGGAACACTTGTTGCTCATTGGTCTTACTTCTGTACCAGCGTTCAACATCGGCAAGTGCCTTTTGTTGCTTGGTGCTGAACTGCATATGATTCTCCTTTTCTGAATTGTAAAGCCCAACTGGGGAGTGTTCTGGGACACACTCAAACTCTCTTACTCTTGTGCGTCGATTGTCATAGCAACGTGTCGAAGAGTTATCCACACGAAGCAACAACCCTTCGCTACAAAGCACAAAACACTCTCCAGTTGGCACGGCATGAGGGACTCGAACCCCCGACAACGCAGTGTAGAAGACTGCTGTTCTATCCAACTGAACTAATGCCGTGTGGGCGTGGGCTTCTCACCCACTCGTGTGTTACTTACTCTTCAATGGAAGTTCTCAGCACATAAGTTCATACCATTCTTACTTAGAACGGAGCATCAACGTCAGACTTAGCACCACCGTCCTGTGTTTCATACGAAGCACGTGCAACACCACCTTCAACCATTTCTTTACACTGCTTAGCAGCTGCCAGAACTGGGCTGTCAGGAGGCAATAAAGACTCAGCAATAGTCCCGTTGAGTGGGGACATAGCAAAGTTGTGGTAGTCGCCTTTTGCTGACTTTTCTTTTGTGGATGTCAGACGAACTTGGTGCGCAAACAACGGTGGGTTTACTTTACGACCGTCTGGTGTTTTGATGGTAAACATCTTCACCTTGGTGTTCCAGTTTTTGTAAACCTTGATTTTGCTCGACGTGAACGCAATCACGCCCATACCACTAGGGTCACCTTCTTCATCCAGCAAGACACCATACACGTAGAATGTTTCTACCAAGTCATTGCCAGTTGATGTCTTCAAGCCATTAAATGATGCAGAGTTTGATTTTGCATCACGCACAACTTGACTGTCCAGTTGATGAACCCCAACAAAACCACCACCTGAGTCACGTGGAACCCACTCGACGTACACATGTGTTGTTGTTGCTGGCACGAAGCCCAAGCCTGATTTGGCTTCGAACAGTTCGTTCGTCACAGTGTTGAATAACATACCCTGCTTAGCACCTTCAATACCACCATCAGAAGGGTCACCAACTTGCGGTGACAACGCTTGCAACACACCGATAAACGGAATTGCATAGTCTTCAGAGGTTTGGTTTTCAAAGCCTGCCCCAGCATCGACACCGTAGTCATGTGCAACAACTGGTAAGTTAGACTTCAATTCTGCTACTTCATTTGCCTTTGTCATTTCTGACTCCTTTACATTTAAATGGGTACGCACTTTTAATTCCCGTAGCCGATGGAATTTAGTCCTGCCAGACCACGCCCACAACCAACCATGTGGCGGTATTCTTTACTTAATCTTAGCGTAACGCTGACGGAATGCACCAAACAGTTCCAACGGAACTTCAACACCAGCTGTCAATTGCTCTTTGATGAAGGCTGCAAGTGTGCTTGCGTGTACTGATTTTTCGGCAGAAGGTTCTGTACCATGCTCTTGCAGTAGGTGCAGAATTTCTTCAGCCTTTTCATCTTCACCAGCTGAAAATTTGACTTCAACGATGTTCTTGATAAGTGATTCGTGACCATGTTCTCTTAGCCATGCGAACGCTGCCCCTTGTGCGGTCTTTGGGATACTGGCACGTATTTTCTCCAGCACTTGAATCTTGAGTCCGTCGGCAGTGGTGAACTCTGCGACACCTGCCTCATCCATCAATTCAGGGATTTGTCGTTCGCTAACGTCCGCAAGGTGTTTCTTTGCTTTTGACAAGGCTTCTTCAGCCTCCAAGACAGCAATCTCTGCTTTACGTTGCTCACCTGCCAGTGTGGCAAGACGTGCCAATATGTCAGTGCTGGCAGCGGTGTCACCGTAGTCGTAGTTTGGTGTGGGTTGCATATAATGCTCCTTTTCTTTACAAGTTGAATGTTACGGCATACTTTGCCAATTATTGTCAGAATAGTTTACTTCTGACGGGTATGTACTTCTGGTCTTTGCCAGACCACTGAAGTAAATTCACTTCTCCACCACTGAACTCTGCAGCAATAGCAGTAGCCCAACCGATGAAGCACGGGTTGCCAACAAGCAATAGGTGGTCATCATCCGTAAACGAAGCCAACTCAGTGCGTAGTTGCTGGATAATTGATTCGCTTTTGAATGGCGACGCACTTGGGCTTAGTAAGAACTTTACTTCGCCATACTCATAGGCTGCATCAATATTGAATTTAGGAACCAATGATTGTGACTTCTCGTCCCAACGTTGTTGGTTCTGGATAGCATAGACTGTCATAACCACTCCTTTAGTACATCACCAGTTACCTGTGACGCAATGTTCATCTTATTCACCAACGCCTGTACAATCTTCTCGTCGATGGTCTCTGCAGCAATTATGTCCACATAGTTTACTGGGTGCTCTTGACCAATACGGTGTGCACGGTCTTCTGCCTGTAACCGCTGTGACAACTTAAATGTGTTGTTGTAGAAGACAACTGTTGTGGCAGCAGTGAGAGTGAGCCCAGTAGCACCAACAGCAGGGTTCGCAACGAACCACTTCGCAGTGCCACTTTGGAACTTCTCGATGGACTCACCACGTTCTTCATCTGTGACTTGTCCATCATATCGAACGGCAGTGTCGCCAAGCAGTTTCATTATCAGGTCTATGTCACGGGTGAATTTAGCCCAGATAATGCCCTTGCCTACAGTTTGCTCACAAACCTCAGCCAACGTAGCAAGTCTGGCGTTTACACCTTCGAATTCCCAGAATTCACCTTCTGTGTTGGGTACGTAACCAGAGGTTACTTGCTGCAGTCGAAGCAGTCTTACAATTGCCAGAGGAGCCTCTACCACGTTTGACATACTTTGCTCAAACAACTCCACAGCATCTTCGTCTGGTAAGCCCTCTAGATCTTCCTCGTTGAGCCCAGAAAGGAACGTGATGGCTTCGTCACGAAGTTCTGCGTATGCCTTCTGCTGGGCAGGGTTCATATCGAAGTAACGCTTCTGGTACAACTTCGGTGGTAAATCGAGCACATCTTCCTTCAACACACGTGAAGATATGGTGTCTACAATTTCGTGCAACTCTGGTAAGTGGTGATACCCAACGACGAACTCAAAGTCTCTGCCACTTTGTGAATTGAACCCGTTTTTCCAAATACCAAAATGGTGCTTGAACACAGTGAAGCTGCTGAACTTGTGGTTCACCCAAAAGTCTTTTTCCAGGAATTGCAGCTGCGTGTAAATGTCGAATGGGCTGTTGCTAACTGGTGTTCCGTCAAGCACTCTGCGGTACGCCCCATACGAAGATGAAGCAAGAATCGTTTTGGTACGCTTGGCAGTTGGGTTTTTAATTGCTGACGATTCATCCAGCACATACAGTGCTGAACGCTTCGACAAAAAATCCTTTGCAACCTTCTTGCCAGCCTCTGTCATAAAACTGTTGTACGACATAGTGAGCACCGCAAAGCCTTTGTGCTTCAGTACTTGCTGCAGGGCAGTCTTGTGTCCCTTGGTGTGAGCCTTCTGACCTTGGTAAAAGTGCATGTATGTTTGTTTCAGCACTGAATCTGGTAGGTGAGTTGGGCATTCGTTCACAACCCAATTACGGTGAACCCCGTTGGGTGCAACCACAAACAGTGCATCTATTTTGTCCGTGGTGAACAGATACCCAGCCGTGTCAATAATCTCTTTGGACTTACCAGTGCCTTGTTCCCAGAAGAAGGCAAAGGACTTGAGGTCTTTGGTCTTCTCGAAGAGTTCAGCTTGGTGTTGGAATGGCTTGTGTTTTGGGGTGTACATTCTTAGGACTCCTTTTCTGGTTTGTATTATTGCCCAAAGGAGGTTCTTTGTTGTCCTTGATTTGGCTGTCTTCACTGACTCAATTCTTTAGACAAAAGACAACAGGGTAAGACACCGCAAAGTGTTGTCTCTACAGGGCTGACTTAAATACTTATCTCTCTTCATTAAGAGAGAGAGATATAGTCTAGAAGCCTATTTTGAGTCTTTTCCTGTTTTACCTAGCAATTTTATTTTGGTTGAGTTAGTGAAGTTAGTGAAGACAGATTTGTGCAAACCCTCTGGGCTAGAGGGTTTGGAGTGACTTACCTTGTTGTCTTCTGTTAGAAAAGTTGAGTCAAAACTCAAAAATTGAAGACAACCCTAAAACCCAGCGATTGTGCTTGCGAGTTCTTTGCCAAGCAGCCATTTCTTTTCTTGGTATTGTTTCAGTTCAGTTGCGTTTGAAATAAAGAACAACTCCAAGATAATACCATCAGCTTGGTTTACATAGCCCAAACGCCCACGGGCACTCTTACTCTGGTCTATGTACCCAGAATCACCACGCAACTTAGAGCCAAGTACACGGGACACAGCTGCGGACAACCCTTGGGCGTAACGCTTCTTGGCTGGGCTCGAGATTGATTCAACACCGTTTGCACGTGCATCAAATGCAGCGTTCGTGTGAATTTCTACTGCCAGTTCCCCTTTCTTAGCTAGGGCAATAGCCTCAACAAGACTCAGGTTTGTATTACCTTCACCGTCTGTGGTCACTTTGATGTTGTGGTCACGCTGCAGGTAAAAAGCAATAATGTTGCGCATCTCAGTGGCAATGTTGGCTTCTGTGATGTTGCCGTTTACAGCACCACTATCCTTACCACCATGCCCAGCGGTTATTACTACATGTTTCATTGTATTTCTCCGTATTGGATTGAGGCGCAAATGGCGGTGTTGGCAAGTATTGCGCCCTGTAACTGTAGACAAATACCTTCGTTTTGTCTGATAACTATTGGGAATTTGCTAAATTCCCAATCTTTTTCTATGACCACACCAAGTTGATTAGGGTGCATAAATTGACAGAAGCCGTCTGGTTCGACGGTAGCTCCAGTTAATGTTATCCCTGCAGGAGCAATTCTACATTCCACCTGAGAAGCTGCATTAGTAGAATCTCTCTTCGACGGTGTTACTGTTGTTAGTGTACCTGTAACACCTGTGCAGTTCCAGAACCTTTTGAACCTGAATGCTGCCTTACTTGCCGCAGCTGTTCCATGGAACAGTGAAACAATTTCTATTCTTGACACATACAGCTTACTTGTTGTTGGGTTACGTAAACTTAACACGGTAGCCCCAGAGGTAAGTATCGTAGGGACAACTTCAGCAACCACTATGTGTCTCCGTGAGACATCTGGTGGCAGGTTGTGTAGGGCATTCCCAGCCTCATCCACAGGAACAACTGCACTAATCTTTTCCCCACTAACCGAGGTGTTGGTGAAGGCTGAAAGACTAGAAGCCCCACCTTCTTGAATTTTTACGTTTGTGTTGGTCATACGACACCCCACGAAGTTTTAGTTCTTACAGACACGGTTGGTTCCTGACACACCACTGGAACCCCACCAACTAATGCAACCAACTGACCCTCCACCACTGAGTTTTTTCTCACCCATTGAGCACCCACAGCAGCCTCTGCTGGGTCAGCATCAGTGTACTCGACCAAGTTAGTTGTGCCAGCATCACGCAATTGCTTTATATCAGCACCAATAGCTGATATAACCTGAGTTAGAATAGAAGCTAGAGACATTTTGTATTACTGCTTAGCTGTGTTGTAGATAGATAGTAAGTCAACATTTGTGTCACCTACATCTGCAACAGCCACAGCACCTATGTTTTCCCTAGCCTGCAACTTTTCCGCCAAACTAAAGGTTTGGGCTTCCACACTAACTTTCTTAGACATTGAAGTTGCCAAGGTTTGTGCAAAAGTTGCATCATTCGAAATGGCAGCAGCCAACTCAGCGAATGTGTCTAACGCAGCAGCACCACCACCAGTAAGTTCGTTCCTGAGAGAAGTGATAGCACCAAGAATGGTGTCTCCTATCTTGTCCGCAGACCAAGTCTTATTTACAACCCCATCACCAGCAGAATCGTTAATGAGTTGTGTGCCTGTGGATGCAAGCGACATAACTTCGTTTATCGCAGCAACTAAGTTGCCTTTTGCCGTGGTTGACAGAGAACCCAAGTCCCCCTTGGCTAGGTTTAGTGCCTTGTAGTCTGCTGCGATACCAACTGCTAAACTATTTAATCTTTCCTCTAATGTTGCCATGATAGTCCTCCTAAGACTTTGCTAATATGTATATTGCCAATGGGTCACCACTAAAATTCTGTATACCTTCACCACGTAAATCTGGAGAAAGTTCACCCCAACCAGAACCTGTCTCCACCTGCAGAGAATTCCCAACCCAACGGTGGTTTGGAATTGAGCCATTGTCCCCTCTGAGCATTTGTGACAACCTCAAAACTTGATTTGGGGTGTTTGTTACTGTTGTATCTACAGGCTTGTTCACCGTGAGTTTTATTGATGAGCTTAGTTGTTGTCCAGTGTTCACAACAGCCTGTGTCAATTGGTTAGTTAATCTGATGAACAGTGTGCTAGAACCAATTCCCACAGTTAGTGGTGTATTATTCTGTCTCAGTCTGATGTTGCTCATTTAACAATACCACCTAGAACAGTAAATGATATTCTCTTAGAAGAGGTGACCACACCGTTGGGTGTGGTGAGTTCTATCTCAAGTTCCCATTCACCAACAGCCCATGTGGAGGTTTGTTGCGGTGAGGCTGATATGTGGTATACTCCTTGTGTTGAGTCCAGTTCCACAATCCCCAGTTCCTTTATCGCCTTGGTTTGCTTATTGAGTATGGCACACCGCACTGTAGACCCTTGTGTTGAGCGTGGGGTTGTATTGTCTGCTTCCAAGAATTCAACAGTTACGGATAGGGTATCCCCAGTCACTACATTTATTGCCCCCATTTTGCAGTCTCCATTTCTGTATCGGTCTTAATCTTTTCCTGCAGGTAGCCCCGTTGGGATATACAGGTGTTCGCCATTTCTGCGATATTCAAGGTGTGCTCGAGAATACCTTGTTCAGTTCCAGTTGGACTTGTTCCTTGCTGGGAGTTTTCTCCATTGCCCACGCTGCTGGCTTCGTCGGTTGCACTTTGTTGGGTGCTGCCACCACCAGAGGTTGTTGGCTTGCGCAGCCGAACAGTGCCAGCGTGCAACTGAGCACGCAAGTTATCAATAGTTTTGTTTGCATCTTGCTTCTCCTTATAGAACTTCGCATCCAACGCTGCCGTCTGTTCTTGGTTCTTCTGTACAGCAACAATCACCTTCTGTTGTTGTGCAGCCAATTCAAGATTGAGTGCGTTTTCTCTGGCAGTATACTGAGTCTTGAGTTCTGTTACTTTGGTTTGGTACTGCTGTGACACCCTCATGCCGTTGACCCAACCACCGAACAAGCAAGAACCAATGACAAGAAGTAGGATGTAAGCCCAAGGAGGTACAACAGAGAAGGCTGCACCAAGACTGGACTTTGCCAACTTAGCTAGGAGGTTGTTCATTGTCGTCACCTTTCGTTGTTGAATCTACCTTTGACTTCAAGAAGTTAAATGCCTCAGTACTGAAGAAGCCAACCCCCAACATGACAACCAGCATTTCAGCAGGTTGCACTTCTGGGTAGAAGTGAGGCACACCAAACAAAGCCATTAAGCCAATTGGCAGCGACTCAGATTGTGTCTTCAACCACAAGTCAAAAGAATGCTCAACATGAACCTTTGGAGACTTCAGTATGCGAATTGTGCGCATGGATGCACCAAAGGTCAGGGCAATGATTGCTGTGAGTATATTCAGTATGGTTTGTGGCTGCGTAATCCATTCATACATAATGCTGTCCTGTATTTCAGTATGCGGTTGTCTATACACCCATCTCTGAGTGCAAGCACAAGTCCGAAGACTGCGTCCGCAACAAAGAATAGAGCGTAGGCAAGGACAGCACCATAGCCGTTTTCAGCCTTTACAGTGGTCATCATCATGAGTGACCAGAACGAAGGTATAAGTATAAACCAACCACGGTAACGTGAGATGATTTTATATAGTTTCGAGGTTGTGAAGTTTGTATTTCTACGTAAATCGCTGATAGAACAATACGTGTCGTAAATCAACACAGACAAGCAGAACAGCGTAACCCAAGCGAACACCCAAGCAGGGAAGCCGTACTCCAATACGAATCGGTGTATTGCCGTCTGTTTTGTCAACATCATGATAACTGGCTGACAGAAAACCGCCAAAATAAAACCAGCCTCAGCACCAATTATCACGGAACGCTTAGATAGGGTCTTGCGGTCTGGAACACCGTGTGTTTGGAGTAGTTTCATGTTAGTTATACCTTTTTACCACCAACGAATTTATCAGTCATGCTGAATGCTTCCACATTCTTTGCATCAGTAACTTGACTGTAAGCCCAAGCCCACATATCCACTTCATTTGGGACTACTGTCTGCAGGACAATTTGCTCAACACCCATTGAATTCTTGCGAGGTGTGGCGTTGTACGCCTCTTCTGACGCAAACGATGTTACAGTGATTACAGTGACATTACTCAGCTTGTCAGTTGCAATACCGTTGATGACGTGGTACTGGGCAATTGCCCCTGTATTTTGGTCTTCGACGTTTTTCTTAATACCCATGGTATTTCTCCAGTTTGGTTGGTGGTTAGACTAACTGAATTATAGTCAGTTTACGGTTATCACTGTCACTTTGCCGTTTGACGGCTTGACAATTCCTTTGTAGCACAGACGTGCATCGTCACAGTAAGGTAGGCATTGACCACCGTCTAGGATAGGTGGGTTCTTGAACTCATTGCCAGCTGCCCCAACTAAAGATTGAGCCTGTTTGTTATACACCTTGGTGTTGTGCAAGCAACCTTCAATGCTTTCGTCACGTAATTTAATCTTGTCGTCCATCTTCCAGAACATGAACTGCGGGATAGAGGTATTTGGATTATTGATGTATGTTTGGGCAATCAAAGCATACTTCTGCTGTTTGTAAATTTCAGTTTTAGCAGACTTCATCAGGTCATTTTCTGGGAATGTTGCACAGCCTGTGAGAGCTAAGGTAACCAACACTAATAGTAATTTCATACTGGTTCTCCATTTCTGTATTTTTCGACGTTAAAGTATTTTGCATTCTCTGGCTTAGACAATAACCCATAAGCCCAAGAAGGAAGTTCAGCAACAGTGAGGTTCGGGTCTGGGAGTTCTGGTATAAACACAGTACCACGCTCAAAAGGCAACTTACCTTCCATCTTAGCCTCTTTTGTTATCCAGCTGTCAATTAAAAGCTGAGTTATGCCTTGACCTTCTTTATCCAAGGCTATGACTGTCACTACGTGGTACGTAGTAGTTATACCTTGGTCAGTAAGTATCTCTTTGTAAAATGCCATTAGTCGTACTCCGAAGGGTTGATGAAAAGCACCAGTTGGTTCTGTATCCAAAATGGTGCTTCACTATTAAAGACTGCTGGAACCTGCAGATTGTCGCTTACTGTCGTTATGTACAGTTCGAGTTGACTAGCATTGTATCTTCTTGCTGCTAGTTTGAAGGCAATGCCGTAACAACCATAGGCAACAATCCTAAACCCAACATAGGGACAAGACACTGCGTAGGTATCTGGTATCGTACCGAAGTCAAGATTCTGAACCATTGAACTATTGTTGAGAACCTTCCTACCAACGATTCTTAGCACTCTGTAGTTAGTGGAGAATGTTAGGGAGGAAGCATCATACGTATTCAAGCCCCAGCCTGTGTTCTGTGCGACATTCGGTATCCTACAGAAGATGTAGAGCGTGACACTACCCCCAGTCACGGTTACAGACCAGTTCCCAGCACTACCCAACACAGACACCACCCCCACTGGGTTTCCACCATGTGCGAACACAATTGGGAAGTTTGGGGCATTTGTGGTGAAAGTTTGCACTGTCGTTGAACCACCGCCCAAAGACACCTTCCCCCAGAGGACTACACAAGGTGTACCATCTGAGAATAACAACTCATTGTTTTGTCCTCGGACTTCAATTCCATATGCCATTAAACCACCATAACAATAATTCGTGCACCAACTTGGTTGGTGTTACGTCCAGTCTGAACGGTTACAGTTAGACTCAGACCATTTATGCTTATGTTAACAATCGGAGAGAGATTGCTTGCCTGAGAATACGACTGAACTAGCAGCTGACTCCCACTTGCTGGGCTGTAGGACTTGCTTACAGTCGTCTCGTAAGCAACATCAAACATGTCCAACCATAGTCCTGGAGCAATGTCTTGGTCACTAATAGTAACCTTTCCACCACCATCTTGCCCTGTGGTTACGCTGAAGCCGTATGCCAAAGTTTTCTCCTAAGCACTCAAGTCACCAATTTTGACACGTAGTATACCGCTGCCGTCAAAGATTTTTATCACTGAGTTGGTTACTTCTGTCCGTGCACCAGATGTTGCTGAACGGATAGTTGTATTGCCAGAACTATCAACAATGAACTTATTGTTGATGCTCAATGAACCAGCAGTAATAGTGCCTAGGTTAGAGTTAATTGCAGATAAACTACCAACAGTTATCTTGTCAGCAGTAACTGCCCCAGCTGCAATCTTAACGGCTGTGATGGCGTCTGTGGCTACTTTTGAAGCGGTTATGGCTCCATCCACAATCAGTTCTGCATTGTTCTTACGTCGTAACTTCCACCCACCTGTTCTTGAATCAACACCCGTACCATTGTTTGTTGCGTAGAATCTAATTCTACGTTCTGATGTGGTTGTGGTTACTGACAGAGTGCCTAAGGAGGTTGTTGCACCAAACCCCAACGCATTATTCTTAACAGCCAATGTCCTTGTTGCAGTGACCACACCAGTGCTGGCAAGAGTGCCTGTCTGCACCCCAACTGTACAACTGTTCCCACTCACAGCTGTACCGACCCAAGATAGGGCTTCTACCCAGAATTCTTCGCCAGAATCGACTGCTATCCAGTCGGAATAGACTGTGGCACCTGCCGTTCCGATGTTCAGGTATTTTTGCCCAAGAGGGGTAGAAGTTGTTCCTGTGAAGGTTATTGTACCAGCCGACATATAGAAGTCTGGGTCAATCATATCGAAGTCAGGGTAGATGTTACTACTATCAGTGACATACAGCTTACTCGCTGTCACTGCCCCTGCTGCAATTTCACTCGCACTTACTGCCCCTGCTGCAATTTTACCTGCTGTGATGGCGTCTGCAGCAATGGCACTTGCGGTCACTGAATTCGCTGCCAATGCTCCAGCGGTCACTGCTCCAGAGGCTATTGTCGCAGCGGTTACTGCACCTGCGGACAACTTAGCAGTAGTCACCGCTCCAGCTGCCAATTCAGTAGCGGTCACTGCACTCGCAGCAATCTTACCTGCTACAACTGAACCTGCTGCCAATTCAGTAGCGGTCACTGCCCCTGCTGACAACTTAGCAGTGGTGATTGCACCAGAGGCAATGTTTGCTGAGGTAATGGTTCCTGCTGCAATTTCATTGGCTGTAACTGCCCCTGCAGAAAGTTTTGCTGTGCTGATTGCACCATCTGTTATCTGTGTTCCTGTTATTTGCCCAGTCACCTTGGCAGCACTAACAGCTACCACTTGGGCATCAGTCAACTGCCCAGTGATTTGAGTCGAAGCGACACTGGCTATTTGAGAGGCTGTCAACTGTCCAGTGACTTGTGTGGCTGCAATCGATGCAATCTGCGCAGCTGTCAGCTGTCCACTGATATCAGTGCTGGCGACACTCGCAACGTAAGTAGTTCCGTCCCAACGGTAAAGTTTGCCGTTGACAGTTATCACGTTAGTTGACTTCGTTGTTGGTACTGTAGTTCCTGCCACGTTAGTAACTGGCTCAATACCACTGGCGAACTTCGCAACTGTAATCGCTGCATCTGCTATCTGTGTACTGACCAACTGTCCAGTGACTTTGGCAGCACTAACAGCTGCCACTTGGGCATCAGTCAACTGTCCAGTGACTTGTGAAGCTGCAATTGATGCAATCTGCGCAGCTGTCAGCTGTCCTGCTACCTTTGTAGCGTCTAATGACGCAATCTGCGCAGAAGTCAACTGCCCAGTGACTTGTGTGGCTGCAATTGATGCAATCTGCGCAGCTGTCAACTGTCCACTGATATCAGTGCTGGCGACACTCGCAACGTAAGCAGTTCCGTTCCAACGGTAAAGTTTGCCGTTGACAGTTATCACGTTAGTTGACTTCGTTGTTGGTACTGTAGTTCCTGCCACGTTAGTAACTGGCTCAATACCACTGGCGA